GTAATGCAGAACGTTGGACGAGTTCTTCGTCCTTTTCCTGGCAAAGAAAAGGCAGTAGTTTATGACTTTACAGATTCGGGTACTAGATTTCTGTCTGAGCACTCATTTTTGCGCTCAGAAATATACAAACAATATTTAGTTTAGAATTTTAGTTAGCTATTCTTCGAATTTCAACGTAATTATACCCGAGCGTAGATACTAAAGTAGTACTAACATTGGCATTTAGGTAGATTCCCAGAGTATCTCCTGCTTTACAGTCAAGTATAGCTCCAGATCCAACCCAGTGGTTGGTGCTAACTCCGGTTCCTACTTTTACTCCTAAAAAGTAAGCAAAAGAACCGTTTTTATATACGCTAGCGTTAAATCCTTGGCTAGTACTTAAATTAAGTCCGTTTGTTAGAGCTGAGCAACTAATTTGATATTTACCTGCTACTGGAACAGTGAACAAGCCCGTACTAGTATTAAAGGCAGAGTGGCTATCAAACGCTTTAGAGTTATATACTACTAAAGTGTCGGAAGTATTGATTGTCGGCCCACTAGTGCAGTCTACATGAGCTGCGACTACTTCTGAAAATTCGCGAGGAGCTAAAACAAAGTCATCAAAATAAAGCGTGATTGCTCCAGAGGTAGCGTTTGCATTATATACCACAAAGCGTATAGAAGCTGTAGTTGCTCCTAATTGAACAGTTCCTACCGCTTGTCCTATTGCGGAAGTTTGATTTATAGTGAATGGAGAAGAGCAGGTTAGCCAAGTACTATTAGTGACATCATATACAGCTACTCCAAAACTATTGCTAGTTGTTCCGCTAAAGTTACCATTACCTGCCCCGCTTACGACGTTGTAGTTAAATTTATAAGTTAAAACTCTAGATTTATCAGAAGGATTAACGGAGTATGCCTGGGAAGCAAGCATGTTTCCTTGTGTAGTAGCCGCAGAAGAGGCATAAGACAGAGAATAAGATCCAGAAAGCTGTCCGGAAGACACTACCGAGATGCTTAAATTACCACTAGCTCCGCTTCCAAAAGTAGGCGTTCCGGTAGGAAGTCCGCTAGTTATGGTTCCAGTCGTTCCAAGACTCCAACCAGTAGTAGCGTTGTTCTCAAAATTGTTAAAGGAGATGTAGTTATTAGAGCTGTTAGACTCTTGAACAGATACAAGAACTCCGGCAGAAAGCTTTGTAAAGGAAGTCATGGTGTAATCAACCTACCTTTTCTATTTCTAAAAAGCTAATTCCAGCGCCAGCTTGGATAGTAATACTAATTGAAGACCGCAAGTACAAACTTAAAGTATCTCCTGCAACACAATCAACTATCGTATCTCCAGAAACAACGTGGTTAATATTTCCACCAGTGCCAACATGATATCCTATGAAATTGAAGAAACTTCCGTTCTTATATACAGAGCCGTTTACTGCTTGAATTGTGCTGAGTGTTAGTAGGTCTGTCGACGTTATAACTTTTACTCTATATTTACCGTCAAAAGGTACCGTATAAAGTCCAGTACTAGTGCTATACCCGCCGTTAGTGTCAAAATAAACAGAATTGAATTTGATTAGAGTGTCCGAGGTCCCAATCGTGGGTTGGTCTAAAGAATAAATTTTTGCAAGTACTGGAGTTGAAGTTCCGGCAGCTCCTAAACGTAGAGTTTGTCCGGCATCCATTACAAATCCACCACGGAAGTACAAACGCTTGGTGCCGTCTCCGGCATCTACGCGTTTTGCTATCAAAAACACTTCCTGATTGGCCGAAGTTACAAGGGGCATAGTAGCAGCGTCCGCAGTAACGGTCGCAGTTCCGGCGCTACGATCAATTACTGCATACAGTATTCTGCCGCTAGCACTAAAAGCTCTAGTCGTAGATCCAAGACTAATTACTAAAGGAGTTCCAGAACCTACCTGAGAGTTTAAAGTGATCTTAAGCGCTTCCGTAAATGCCACAGAACTACCGTCAGAAGCAAAAGTAATGCTTCCTCCGTCAGTTAATTGAGCGTTACGATCCTCAAAAAGTTTAGCAATCTGATTGTTGACTTTAGGAAGAATAGAGTCTAAAGCTTCATTAGCAGTAGACCCAATCATACTTAGGGCGGCTCTTAGTAAAGACTGCTTAGAACTTAAATTAGTACTCATGTGTTCCTTTATAACAGCAATTTAACAATTAAGCTATTCCGATAACTTGAGGCTGGATCCAAATTCGGTCTGTATTCTCAATAATACCGATTTGTACCTGAGCTTCTCCTGCCGTATTGGCAAGGCTGGATCCTAAGATAAAGGCTCCAGAAGCTCCTAAGAACAAAGGCTTACCAACATCAGCTGCGTTAAATGCAGTATCAGAAGAGCCCAAAACGCTGGTTCCAAGGCTGATAACGGTAATGTTTTGGCCTGCAGTTACGGCTCCAGTAGAAAGAGCAATACCTACAACATAATAGTTATTGTTGGAAGTAGCATCTTTGTCAGCTTTATAAACCCTTCCTGCCGTTTCACCAGTACGAGCATAACGAACTAGGAACGAGGTATTTGCCGCGAACGATTCTCCGGCTACCATCGTTTTACGAACGAGGGGGGAGGATTGTACTGCGCCGGAAGAACCTGCAGCCCCAGTGATGGTAACTTGATCAAATACGTCCGATGCTAATTTAGTTTTATCAACTGCTGCTGCGTTAATTTTAGCAGTAGTTACGGCGTTTGAAGTGATGTCGCCAGCTACAATGCTGTTCGACAAAGCAAGTTTGGAGTAGGCAATTGCAGCGCTTGAGTTGATTTCGGTGTTAGTGATACCGCCAGTAGCTACTTGAAGTCCCGAAGCTCCTTTACTGAGGGTAGTGCCATTTAGCAGCAAGTCAAGCTGGTTACTGGTAAATTGCAAGCCCGGGTTTGTGGCAAGAGCGATGGAAATAGTACTTCCGCTAATAGAAATACCATTACCTTGAGTAAATGCACCAGCAGCACTAAACTGCACAAAGGATACTGAACTGCTGCCCACCGTAGTTACGTTTGCGGACTGAGTGAAACCTTTGTTTCCGTTTGCCGTGCCGCCAGGCAATACGAATACTGCTGCTCCGTTGAACTCGTCAAGCGGAGTAAGAGCGTCCATGTCGGTAGCCCTGGACCAAGCTCCAGCCGCTACAACGTAAATACCGTTTTGAGATGCGGTGCTTTGATCTTTAACTAGAACGCGATCAGACGCACTAAGAGCAACTCCGTCAACGGTTTGCGTTCCGCTAAGAGTTAAGTTTGCCGTAGATGCCGCCTTTACGGGGGCTTTCCAGGCAAAACCGTTGATAGCATTATCAACGTAATTTTTAGTAGCGAGAGCTTGTGCAGTCGAAGGGTCTGCAAAGTTAGATGCTTGGAATCCACCGCCATTGATGGCTCCGGTCATCGTACCGCCAGAAAGACTTAGCTTTCCTCCAAGCTGGGTTTGAATAGCCGAGGTTACTCCGGAAAGATAACCAAGCTCAGTATCCGTTACCGAAGACACCACAAGAACGCCAGAACCGTTAGAAGCGATTGCTCGGTTAGCGGTTACTGTGGCTAGTTTTGTAAGAGCGATGGCTGCAGAAGCAGAGATATTGCTGTTAGTAAGGTTACCAAGATCTACGTTGGCATCCGGCATAGTAACGGTGCGAGTCGTAGACGTGGTAATACCAGCGGCAGAGAATGCAATTTGTTTGGTATTATCTGTAGTGTTTTTAATCCGGAACGCTTCGTCAAGCGCGGAAGCAGCAGAACCAAGTGCAGTATCAATACCGGCCAAAGCGCCTTTTACAGTTGCTTCGGTAGGTGTAAAATTACTATAGCTGTTATTGTCTCCAATAAGCGTAGAACCAGCACTGCCGTTGGTAGTAGAAGCTAGTGCTGAAGTGCGAGTATAAAGAGTGTCATGAGTATGATAAGTCGCTGCAATATCACTCGCGTTTTGAAGACTTACCAAACGATCCAAAATAGTCTTGGTAAGGTCGGTGTTACTAACGTTACCGCCAACTTTTACGCTTGTGGTAACAAGGGTGTTGGATCCGATATCTACGTTTCGGACTCCACCAGTGCCAACTTGTGTAAGCTTATTGATATCTGCCACGATTAAACTCTAACCTCTTTATTACTTTTTGGTTCTTGTTCTGATGCTTGATCTAGATGAAATTCAATTTTTACTTTAAGACCGTAGTCTTTTACAAGCTTATCAGCTTTTCTGTAAGCTTTTGTTACAATTTCATTGAGCTTAACTGCTAGCATTTCAACAATAATTTCTTGTTGATCTGCGGAAAGCTCTTCTAATTTGATTTTCTTTTTTGTTTTTCTCATAATTGACCTACGATTGTAATGTTTACTAGCAAGTCTTTTTGACTTGGAGTAGTCACGTTTCTAGAAATTACTCCAACCCGAATAACCCAGTCACCGGCCACAAAACCGCCAACTCCAATAGAAGGTTTCACATTTGTAAGAGATCCGTCTTTTGCTACGAAAACTGAATCTCCATAACTTGCAGAAGTAGTAATATTCTCTAAAAGTCCATTACTTACTACTTTTCCTGTAGTATTATCTGCGATACTAGCGTTAGTTACTCCAACAATAGCAAAAGCATCAGCCTCTACCGAAGGATCAATTGGAGCAATGTATCCAAGAGCGTCAATTTTAACAGGAACGGCCTTAGCTATAGTACTGCCAGATTGATTCTCAAGAGTCGGCTGAGTAGATCCGGCGTTTGTTGCTCCAGCTAATGCTGCGCTAACGTTCGTGGTACCAACTCCGCCTTGAGTGTACATGGACTGACCGCTACTGTTGACCCAGAATCCGTCTTGTCCTGGGGGTAGCGGGTTCGTAGATTGTCGGCTAAAAGTAATACCTTTAGGGTCAATTACTCCGGTAACGTCAATATCGCCGTTAAATACCGCAACTTTAGTTGCGGATCCTCCAACAGTAAATGGAAGTCCAGAGGCAGTAGTGATTGTGTTTCCTGCAGCATAAGCGGATTGTAAAGAGGCTCCTCCGCCTCCACCGTTTAAAATGCCGCCATAAACTGCTTGGCGAAGAATGAGTCTATCGCCAACTTCAAGTGCTCTATTTATTTGAATTTGAGTGGATGAGGAATTAAGCGATCCTACTTCGAGCCAATCATCTCCAGTTACGAGCTGCGCTCCACCGAGAAATACTTGGAATCGACCTTTACCGACAACGTAAGACTCAATGCTGTTAGAGTCTCTAGAATCTAAAGGAAGGTTGATAATAGTTCCAATAGAAACAGGCCCGGTGATTTCATTATCACTAGACGGTGCTCCGGAAACTACATCTATAATTTCCTCATAAGCATTTCCATTTAAAGTGGTAGCTAAGAAGTTAACGTCATCTGCAAGAGCAGATGTTGCAGTGACAATAGTATCTGCCGTAGTAAAAGTTGAGGGGAGCAGTCCATTAGGTACAGTAGTATACGGAACAGAAGTAGCTGTTTCAGGATCAAATCCAAGAAATGTAGACAAAGAAATAGGAGTTTCATCAGTAATTTGATGTTCTTCTCCGGCTTCCATTTCTCCAAGACCGCGCATATATAGGCGCGTACCTGCTCTATAGGCAAGCCAATAGACTTTATCGCTAAGAGGTACAGAACCGCGCGCTGTAACTCTAAAGTTTGAAGCAAGAGATCCAATTCCATCGTAGGTTACGTTAGCCAGAGGATCAGGAAGCTCAATCCACAAAACTTGATCGTTAGCAATAGTAATGGCATTTGCGCCAGATTGCCTTGTCAAAGCTAATACGGAAGAAGAATCAAACAGACGAAGATATGCAAGTACATCAGAATCAAGCGGAGAGCCGTTATTGTCAGTAAGACTAAGCTGAGACCCAGACCAAGAAAATTTAGCAGTTCCGGTATTTGCTACTAGGATCGAAAGTCCTGTGTTCCTAAAGCTTCTAGTAAGTGTAACGGGGGCAGCTTCAAACCAGTAAGTGGTACCTTTGATCTCCCGCATGCCGTCCATAACGGCGTCTCGCCACTGCTTGTCCGTTTTGATGTCTTTATCCGCGCCAGTAAATTGGGTATTGGCCGGTTCGGTACGAGAGGCCCAAGGATATGCGAACGTCGGATTGGTACCCCGGCCCAAACGGTAGTAAAGATCCCTACGGTCACGGATGGCTGTAATAACTCCAGAACCGTTTACATCTACTTCACAAATTTTTACCTTATTAACATCTCCGGTAAAATTGGTAGTATTAACGTTAATGCTAGGCTTTAAAAACGTAAAGGTATCAATGATTTGTGAAAACTCTGCGCCCTGGCCGTTAGCCGCCGTGGGATCCCAAATAGCCCTAGAATCCGCTCCGCCAGTATCCTGGCTAATAGAAATTTCAATATAGTTTGTCGCACTGGGAGTAAGGCTAGTGGTAGTTAGTGCTGCCAGTGAAGGCGCGCCAATGTATAAAGTGCCGTCATTTTGACCGGCCATCAAAGTGGAATTAGCTACGGCAATAGAAAGGGAGTTAGTTCCAATACCAGTAGCTACAAATCCAGAAAAAACAAAGTTTTGGTTCGACCAAACATTCTTTTGGATAGCTTTTAGATCTGCGCACACGAAATCTTCGATGCGATTATAATCAGTTAGGTCTAACCGCTCATTTGCAATGATCCGGGTACGCTGTAATAGAGCCATTGATCTTTGTTACCTTTTTTTATTCTTTTTACGTACTATCTATTTTATCACAACATCGCGCTTTTATCAGAAAACCAAAGGACCTTGGCCAGTCAAACTTCCTTGATAATCCGCACTTTGAGAAGGCCCACAATCCCGGCAAACGCACTCAAATAGCACTTCGGGAAACTCAATTACAAAGCGTATAACTACACCAGCGGCAATTAATTTGGCTATGAGCTTCTGGGCTGCTGCTCTAGCCGCCTCAGTTCCTACAACGTAAGCGGCGTAATCAACTCCCGTTAGCCGGGGTATAGTAGGTCCGTCTGAAATAAAATTAACTTTTCTACCGGATTGATGCTCTTTTTGGAAAACATGACTTGCATCAATAAGTAAAGTTGAGTTATTAGGTCTACTATTGTAGTTGATGGGGCCTTCTTGCTGTGAGCGGCCAAAGTCGATTAGAATTTTCCCAGGTTTATTTGGAAATGAGGAGGCGTTAACAACTGGCAAAGCTGCTAAAACTGAGCCAATTGCTACTGTATTGGTAAGTTCTGTAGTAGTTCCTGTTACTGTAAATAGTTGACCAATCGGATCAAATATATAAGAGGACGGATAAGCTTCCACAATAAGATCAGAATCTTGTTGAATAGTAGTACTGAATTGAAGTACCGAGTTTGCTGTTCCGCCGGTAACCCGGTATTCTTGACTACCATCAGTTGTTCTTAGTGCGACTTTACCGTAGTCTGCTCCAACTTCAGTATGAGTATAAGCCTCTAAAAATAGCAACTGCGAATTAATTGCGCTTACTACTTCTACTGCCGTAGCTTTTGCTGGATTTGCAAAAGCAGAAGCGTGAGTAAAGGTTATAGTATTTGGATTTCCATCTACGTCAATATTTAAGGTAGAAGAGGCTCCTAAGCCAGAAAAATCAAAAGTTTCAGCTACGTTTGACAGTAAAATCTTTTTAGTGTTTTTGGAGTGAATAGCGCCTTTTAGATTCCGGCGCAAAATAGGCACCGAACTTGGAATTTTAACTACGATCTCGTTTGGATTAATCTCAAACACGTTGGCTTTAGTTTCGGTGTGCCGTAAAAGATCAAAATTTAAAAGAAGAGCTGAGTTTGCGTCTCCTCCTGTAATTTGAATCGCGCCTAGTAATCCGGCAGTGTTGGTTCTGATGTTAAGCTTGTTACCCGCTTGAGGGTCTAAAAACTTACTGGCTGTGATTAGCTTATTATGCTCTTCGTCTGCATTAATGAACGCTACTAGCTCGTCAATCGTTACTGTAGTTAAGTTTGAAAAAGCATTCGGTTTAAATCTAATAGTTTTTTCAGCTAGATTATCCACTTTGTACGAAAGTTTTCGTACAATCCCCTTAGACACTAGCTGATTAATGTATACGTCGCCCGCCCACTCAGTCGATAATTCCAAATCTACGTTACTGAAAATAGCGGAAACTTTTTGATAGGTAGTGCCACTAGCTGCACTAGCTTTAATGTAATCTCCAGGAGATAGTTCGGATAAAAATTGAGTTCCGTTTCCTTTTACGTGCTTGTCTCCTTTAACAAAACTAGCAGTTCCGGTCAGTAGCGGCACTGGACCAAAATCAAAGGTCTCCGTATTTTGGCTGGTAGTATTTGCTCTAGTAAATCCAGGACCCCAAAACACATCTAGCAGTGCAATAATGGTTTTACGCACTTGCTTGGGATAAAAAGATAGTACTGGAATAAGTTTTCTAAAATCCTCATCCGAGACTCCAAGATCTCCGTCACGCGGTACGCCAACGTTGTTACCTAAAAAATCCAGATACCGACCTTCCGCAGTAGCTACGAAAAGCTGATCTTTGGTATTTTTAATCTGAATTTCAATTTGGTCGTCAGAAAGACCCCAAGCCTTTAAAAGGCCACGAATCATTAAGTTAGTTTCAGGTTTGTATAACGAAGGTAAGGATCTAGTTAGCCTTGTAAATTTATCAATCATCTTATTATCCTATGATTAGATCTGCAGTAGCCAAACGAGCCAATTCATTATCTGCAATCACAATATTAGCGGCGTGGTTCGAGATGGTTATGTCTGCAACTCCGCTTACTGACTGCGCTGCGGCTACGATTTCGGACAAAATTACATCATCACTAACTTTTCTGGAGTTTACGTACTCAAGAACTGCCGTTCTAACGGACTCACTAATCGCACTCAAAGAGACTCCTTGATTGGGAGTAACGTTTAGAATGAGCTTAACTCTTACTAATACTGGAGGCAGTACTTCGTACTGAGTTCCAGAAGCTCCGTATCCTGGATAGTTAACTGGATCAGTATCAAGACCGTCAATAGTCCATTGAGTTTTTTGAATAAGATTGGTGAAATATTTATATCCGTCCACGCCTTCAGTTTGAACAGTAGAAAAGCCAAGAGCGTTTACATCCCGAATAGCCGAAAGGCGTTGAGGAGTGAAATAAGTTACATCTAACGCTGCGTTAGCGGCGTCATTTAGTTTTACCGTATAAGGGGCTGTAGTACCTTGCAAATCTACAATATAACCCGTAGTTTTGACTCGGAAAGTATCTCCAATATTGATAGCGTTTGCGGCAGCGGTTAGGAGCGTAATTTGTCCGGTAGTATTATCGTACGTGTCAATTACAAACTCTTTTCCGGCATTGTTACCAGTTAAAAACTCTAAAGTCATTCCAGTAAAGTAATCTACTGTGGCCGTAATCAAACTTGTAGCGGTTAGACTGTTGTATGGAGCGGCTCCATCTCCAGTAGTCACCGTGGCATCTGCCGTTAGTGCTACTAAAAGCCCTTTGGCAAGTCCTGCTTTAGAGGAAGTTTCCAAATCGTTTACAGGAGATCCTGCGGGAACTCCAGTAATTTGAATTCCAATTCCATTTGCAGAGCCTCCGGTGATAAACACTTTACCGGCACTACCGGGAAGCTTAGATGAGATCTGAAGAGAGTCTCCAGTAACTCCAACTACGCTGGCATCCGATACAATACTCATCGTAGTAACTTTGTAATTATTAAGGATTTTAGCTACGTTCTCAGCCGTTCTGGGTACGAGAGTATACGTATCTCCGATAGCAATCGGGTTTGCCATTACTGCCGGGAAAATATCTTGAGTAACAAAAGCTCCAGTAACTCCAGTATAAGCTAATACCGTCTGTAAGGAGCCAGTATTTAGTCCTGAGGTCCAGTAGATCCAAAAATCTGAAAAATAGGAGTTAGAGGTGTAATCAGCTCCAACAGAAGTATCTGAAAAAGCTCCGGTTCCTCCAGTAGTTACTGTTCCTTTAACTTGCGGAGAAACAGAAAACGTTTTATTAAGACTATCTCCATCAAAAATAGCTACTAAGTTTTGATCAGGTCCTAAAGTAAATCCAAGCGCGTCAATGTTTCCTTTACGATCAGTATTAGTAGATTGTAAATAGGCAAGATTAGTAAGCTGGTTTGTTTCTTCTACAGTGGAAAACCCTAAAATTTGATTAGCAGTTCCGCCTTTAATCTGAAGCTTGCCTTCGGCTCCGAAATTTGCAGTTTGAATGCGAACTTTGGTGTTTAGTTTAACAGAGGCTATTGCTCCAAGAAGTCTAGAGTTAAGTGCAGTGACCACTTCGGCTGCGGTAGCGTTAATCGGATCTACAAAATCAGAGGCGTGAATAAAGGTTACTACCTGAGCAATTACAAACTTATCTCCAATAGTAGTGGCGTTAGTCAAAGGAGAAGCTAGAGTTACTTCTCCGGTAGCAGGGTTGTATGCTGAGATTAAGCTGTTTTGTCCGGTGTTTGCTCCGGTCAAAAACTCCAAGTAAAATCCAACAAAACTTCCAGCTTCGTAATCTTTAAGAGCAGCATCAATTACAGAAGAATATGGAGCGCTAACGTCCGCAGTACTTACGGTTCCTTGAAGTCCGCCATCTACGGTAAGAGTCAAAGTTGAGGTGCTGCCTAAAGCAGAGAAGTTATAAGTTTGTGCCAGAGAGTCTTGGAATGCTCTAGTGTTAATGGATCCTACAGTAAGATTATCGTTTGCCGCCAAGCTTGTGGAAAGTTCAATTTGTCCGTTAGAGCGGTTAAGAGTAAAGTCTTTGTCTTTACCTACAGAAAGCTCCCCTAAGTTTACTTTAGAGGCTGCTACAGAAGATCGATTTCTTCCGCGATATCCAGACGCCAAGTAAGCAATAGTATCGCTTTCGATAGTCTCAACTTTAGTCCATGCACTAGAATCATCAAGGTCTGCCTTAATCCATTGACCCTCTACTAGCTCTGTAGTAAAGGAGGTACCCGATCCTGTTAGCGTTAATCCACCTCCGGTCGTACTGATGGTTCCAGACAAAGAAGAAGTAGTACAAAAACCTAAAGCTAATGCTGCGCCTCCTCCTAGGATTTGCATTTTAGAAGCGGAGGTGTTTGTTAGCTCGGAGATGATTTTAACTTTAGTGTTATTTACTGCAAGCTCGGATTTGGATAAGTTGAGGTCAGAGGTAAGCCGGGCTTCTACTTCAGAAGCCAACGCTTGAATCGGGTTAGTAAAATCATTAGGTCCAAAGGAGATTACTTCCGTTTCAAAATCATCTCCGTTAGCGGCCACTTCTAGTTGCTGCGAGTTCCAAATAGTAATGTTGCCTAATCCGCCTCCGGAGTTAGGGTAGGCTTCGTCTAGGATCAACTTAGTATCCGAAGGGATTGATCTAACTTTTCTGTAAAACGTATCTGTATCGGAGCTAAATTTTACGTAACTTCCCTCATGTACAAACTGTTTAAAGGGTTGAGTTCCTGCAACACTTTTAGTCACAATTCTAGAATTTGGAGTAACTGTGATGTCTCCGTCTACCAATGTAACTACGCTAGCTTGCAAGTTGTAAGGTTGAGCAAGACTTAAAACAGAGGCGGTAACTCCGTCTTTAGTAAGAAGCTTATCGTTTTTATAAAGCTTCATAGTCGAAACTTCTAATTCTGAGAAGTTAAGCGCGCTTTGAGATGTGGACGAGGGGTCTACCTGAATTTCCTCATTTGCTCTAGCAATTGGAGAGATAATGACTTTTTTAACATTAGAAATAGTAATGGTTCTAGCTTCGATTAGCTGCGCCCTATTATTAATTGCTTCTGCGATTTCAGTAGCAAGCGCTTTACCTGCAGTATCAAAATCCGCACTAACAAAAGTAAAAGCCTCTTCGTTAGTTCCGACTCGGATGATTAAAGTTTCTGCTCCAGATAGTGCATACGGTTCCGAATTCTGAGTGACTAGACTTGCTTTGGTAACAGGAAAGTTGAGGACTTGAAAAAACTTCTCTCCACCACTTGCTTGATCTTTTAGGCTTTCAAGTCCTACTGCTGCAAGAGATGGCTCAAGTCCACTACCGTTATCAATATATATCTTAGTGGGACCATCTGCCAAAATGACAGGAGGAACGATATTTGCCGAAACTACGCTAGTGTTTGAATTGGCGTCGAGAAGGCCCGTGATAGCCGTTTTAATGGCAGCAGGAGTTCCCCTGGAAAGCGCTTGGGTAGTGTCCCGTATTCTATCGCGAAGTTCTTGATCGGTTTCTTGCTCTCTTCCGTTTACAAAAGGAAGGGGGTTCGTGACCGTGGCTCCAGTAAAGGGGGGGTTAGGAAAATTAACAATAGAATTAGCAGGCACTTTAGTTCCGCCAGCTTCTAGTGCAGTTACGAAAACATTTTCAAGCGTGTCTTCTCCGTCCAAAAGCTCAGCTTGTTGATTAAGCTCAAAAAGCACTGCAGCGCTTACGTCGCTCTCGGGAATAGCAACTTCTGTTCCAGCGCTAATAACCCTCGTACCGCCTTGAGAGAGTACAATAGTTTCATCCGTACCGTGATCGTTAGCCAGAACAGAGTCAAGAGTGATAGTCCAGTAAGAGCCGTTATCTACCGGGGCTGTGGAATAACTAAGTGGCCCTTCAGATGCAGTAGTACCTCTTCCAATATAAATAGCTCCAGAGGCGGGAAGAGAGGAGGCGTCGTCTACATTAACGATTAGAGATCCTGCGGTAGGTCCAGAAAGACCTGCATATACTTTGGTGCTGATTTTAGTAAACGAAGAGTCTTTAATGCTGACGTATCCAGAAAAAGAAGCAGCAGAAAGCCGAGTTAGGCCATACTCGGAAGCTCTAGCGTCTAGATCCGTGCCTTCTGTAGTATCCAAGTTGTAATTACGGATGATGTTTAGCATTTGTACGTATTGCTGAAAATCTTCTGATGCGGCGGCTTCCAGCAGCGTTAGAATCACAGATCCCGGAGTAAAGTCACTAATCGGAGTTTCAGCAGAGATCTTAGCTGCCATGGTCCCTACGATTTGCGGCTGTGATTTGGGAGTAAATCTAGACATTTTTATATACCTTTATGCGGGGGTAGAAAACTGAAAAGGAATTCCAATTCCAGTATTTGCTATTGAAACTTTAAGGTCCACTAAAACCACGTCACCTAAAACCTGTACTACGGAATCTACATCGTCAAATCTAGAGTCTTGGCTAATTGATCTTAGAATTTGAGTTTTAATCATAAACGCGTCTTTAGTTTTTTGTCCGACTTGTAGATCGGTTCCAATTTCAGGATGATACAAAAGACTTCCTGGCTCCACGTTAAGTTTTATAAATACCGCTTGAGCTGCGTTTTCAGCTCCTGCTATTAATTTTATATCATTTAAATTGCTAAGTTCCAAGTCTCCATCAGAAGTTAGCTTAAGATCTACTCCAAGATTTCTCTCAAGTTCAGTTAGATTTTTGGTTATAAAAGAGTCTTTTCCTCGTAATATAGTCATTTTATTTAGTCGGGATAAGAAGCTGCTCTCCAGGCTTCTTAACCGAGTCTCCTCCAGCATCGTCAATGAACGGAGCTTTAAGCTTATTAATAATAACTAGTTCTGTCCAACGAAGAGCATCTCCTAGCTCTCTAGCCGCAATTCTTTCGAGCGTGTCGTTTCTACGGATTACAACTTGTTTAACCTGAGCAGGCTTGGCAATGTTAATAAATTGTTGATTTTCTGGAAGAGTAGGGTCTTCAAACGCTTTTTTGGCTTGCTCGAAACTTTTTTCAGAATCAGATTGAAAGGCGTCGTTAGTAGCTAATACTTGATTAATGTTATCAGATACGGTTTGTAGATTTCCTAAAAGAAGAAATTCCTCATCAGATACCACTTTAAGTTCTCCTGGATTTTCAGTCACAGTTCTACCATTAATCGAATTGTATAGTGGATCACTCAAATTAAATGCATCAGCTAAATTATCAGAAAGGCTTTTTAAGGTGTCCCGAGTTTCCTCTACAAAAGATCTAGGAATAGCAATTCTAGAGTCGTTTGCAAAATGCGCTTCTATATTACCTATTAAATATAGATTCTGCCCATCTACGTTAGTTATAATGCTAGGTCTAGTTTGAGAAGGACTTTGAGCCTCTCTGATATTGTTTATAATATCTGTAGTGTTTCTTATTAAAATTTCCGGCAGAGATAGGGTATCACTAAGCCCGGCTTGTAAATCTTCTAATGCAAATTGAAGTTGCCGAAGAGGTCCATTTACAGTTTGATCAATTGCTTGAAACGTCTTTTGAAATAATCCGGAAGTTAAATTAATAGCCGCTCTGAATTGGCTTACGCTAGCGGCCACGTTACCTGCAATATTGCCAATTTTAGTCAATAAATCCAAAGAATTACTGGATTGTTGTGAAGTAAAAATGGCGGCAAGAGTGCCTATACTTTTTAATACAATTTTATAATTATAAGTTAAGGGAGATTTTGAAGATCTCTCCATCGAGAATTCAAGGGGCTCTACGATAAGAGTTTGATTATCTTTTTGATTGATGAAGATCATAAACAGATCTCCATCGCTCTTTACCTTATCATATGCATATTTAAGAAAATACTGCCTAAGACCTTGAAACTCTTCGTATCCAGAAGTAATTCCGGTAGAAGTATCTCTTGAAAATCCTTTTCGTGCGTCTACTCCTTCTGGAGCTTTTGGTCCAGAAGAAGTTATATCTCCAGAATTAGCTTGAGGAGAATTGTTTCCGCCTCTAGGTCCTGGGAAAATCCCAGTAGTACCTTGAATAACGATGTCTTTAAATATTACTCCCTCGCTTTCAACTATAATGCCTTTTCTAGTGGCTTGAATATTAGTTGAAAATACTTCTTTTTGAGAAATTGCTTGAGGGGGTATATCTAAATAGTACGGCGTGATAGTTCCGGAGTCTACTGACTTGTTTTTAAGTTCTGCAGCGCTAAGCATTACAAAGCCGTATTTTACGGCAGACTTTAAGGTACCAGGATTGGTTATCGCGTTGCCAGTCCATTTTGCTCGCTCCGCAGTACCAAAATTAGAAACTCCGCCTAAGTTGGCGTTTTTAAAAAAAGGTTTAGCTCCTGGACGAGCAGAGCTATTTCCAAAAATTTGATTGAGAGATTTGGAGAAATCTTGGACAATCTGATTTAAGTTGCCGATTCCAAAAGCAATAGAGCTACCCTACCTTTTTTTATTATTTAATTCAATTATAGCATCCAAGCTTAGGAAATTACGCCACTAATTACGCTGGCGTTGGTCACAATATGATCGCAAATAGCGGTACATTTTGCTAATAGAGGGGCTGAAGTTCCGGGATAGCCAACCTGAGATACTATTTCAGCTGCAAGGCCCGAACCCACAATTCCCGATATTGTGCCTCCTAGGTACCAATCTGGAGGCGGAGGGGGAGGTCCTACGTAGGTTACGATAGCGGAAGCTTGAATATAATTGACAACTCCGGTAGAGTATTTTAAAAGTTCAGTTGAAACATACCCATAACCCGCATAATTAGCTATTTTAGACGCAAGGCTTGCGGCGGTCATACCTGAAATGGAGTGCCCTGTAGGAGATCCTCCAAAAGTAGCCATCCCGTTTTGAGTAAGTTCTTCTAAAATAGCTTTTGCAAACCCCAGCAACTGAGTAGAAGTGGGCGTGGGAAATCCCATTGCCTGCCTGATCTCGTCTGCTAGCTGGAGATCGTTAGTTGCCATGGCTATTTACAAAACCCCTTTGATTGAATCAATTGCGGATTTTAAGGTTGTGAATGCGTTCTTCGCGGTAATATAGTCGGCTTGGTTAATCGGAGCGCCAGTGGGGTAGCCGAGGTTAGCAAGGTGCGTTTCTGTTGACATTGACTGAGTCAAATTAATAAGGGCTTGCAGAGCTGCTGATACCTTATCTAATAGCTCTACTCCAGAAGCTCCTAGTGCTACTTTTGCAGCATTTAAGTGAAGTTCGGCTGATCCGGCAGTTTTAACTATAATATCGTCATTTTTACCGTCAACTTGAACGTTGGTACCCTTAGCTGTAACAAGGGATATAAAGTCGTTTTTACCGTCAAAAAGTACTGAGGTGCCGTTAGAGAATTTGATAGTCTTATTAGCCCGGTCTACCTTAAAAGACTGACCTACATTATCGGTAAGTTCAAATGCTCCAGTCTTGCTGATTTTAATTTTAGTAGGTCCGGTGTCTTTTGTAACACTAGTTCCGTTCGGTTTTTTAACCCCTACGTAAGTTAAACTAAATTCTCCATCTTTGTTTACTTCATATTGGATGCCGTTGAATTCCCCTTTTTTGTGAATTCCTTCAGCTCTAATAGCACCTTTCACTCGAAGATGCGGAGTAGAGCCTATAATGATAGGTTGGTCTTGGCTTCCGTTTAAAAAGGCCAAAACTACGATGGTGCCGTTTTTATTAAGAAAGTAATTGCTGGTGTCTAGCTTACCACTAAGGGCGGCATCATTGGGCTCTAGGATTGTCTCCTCGTAGTTATTAAAGCCAAAATAAGAAGAGAGCTGTCTTACGTTTCTATAAACACTTTGTCCGCCGTGGGCATCTCTAATACTCACGTCATATTCTACATATTTTTTAGAAACGTTCGCTTGGTCGTCTGTAAAGTAAACTTTCTCTACCTGACCTGATAAAAACTTAAGACCAAGCTCATTTACTGTATCTCCCGTAGGCTCGGAGGACAGGTCAAAATAAGAAGAGATTACTGATCCGTCTGCCTTTTTCATTTACCTTCCCTTTTTACAAAGCTGGTAACGATTGTGGTAGGCTCATTAGCAATGGCGGAAGTTCCTATAAAGCTTGCCTTACTGTTGTTGTATCTTTGGCCCCTTGACACTCTAAACTCGGTAACGTAATTGACGTTTCCTCCGGGAGCTATTTCCCAAGTATAGGCGTAAGCCTCAATGTGAAAGAGCTGTTTTATATCAGAAATGAAAAGGTTGCTACCAACTTCTACAAAATCATCCATGCCGTCCGTGACTATCGTGCCACTATAAAGATTATGTCCTAAAAAGAACCAGTCTTTAATCAGATCTACGCATTTTTGACATGTAGTTTTAAGATCAAATTCAGTAACGGCTGAGGTAGAGAAAACATAGGATGTTTGAGTTTGAAAAGTTTTAAGTCCATAACGCTGAACAGAGGGAGCATTAGATGCGGCTACAAATGCTATATCAAACGCTTTTGTAAGTCTTGGAGTGACAATCGCGTAATTAATGCGCTCGTGATCACTTTTACCTATATTTTTTTGTCTAATATCAGAGCTTACAATACTGGTGTATGGTAAATCTACAAAATAAGTTTTTTCAGAAGTTCTAACCGAATCTGTTAGAGACTGTCCAGTAGCTTTTTTATGAGCTGCCAAAATGTTGGTTTCGTGGTTTTCTTTGTTTGAAAAAGGAATTTGGCGCAAGATAAGTCCTGGCTTTAATCTTCCGTCGCTCCCTTTTACAAGTTCTGTATATAGCTCATTGACTGCGGCGTTTTGTAAAAACTGCAGTGTTGACCAAATGGTACCAGAAGAGGGTAGAGAACTTACAAAGGCGGATCCAAAACTCAAAGTGTCTGCTCTTTTAAACGTATTATTTTGATACTTATGAAGTCCTATCTTGGTAAGATCTAAAATATCTACAAAAGCTTTTCCTAATTTTTTATCTCTGGTACCCTTAAACATAGAGGCGAGCGCTTGAGGTATATACCACGCTTCATTGGCAGCCGATCTAGAAGCAAGCTTTGCTCCTAGATAAAACTCAGTTAGGCGTTTTATCACGTTGTCTGCGGTATTGTCTCTTATAGGCTTAAGGGCGTTGCTAGAGTCTTTTAAAAAATCTACTCCTAGAGCGGTTTCTAAAGCTTGCTTATTTACTATAGGATTAAAAAAGATAGAAGATTCAAATACTTTTCCAAAACTTTTGCCAGAAATAGTGTACTCAAGTCTGGGAGTTCCGCTAGAAGGGTCGTCTACCTCAGACAACCTAACGCTTTCAATTATACCCAAAAATTTAAATCCACTTTTAGCTGAAGTACTGTTAATGTCGCTATCAGAGATTTCGTTTGAACGCTTCGCATAGATCATAATCCAATCACCCGCGTTGACGGCTTCTGCATAATCAATATTACTCTCTTGATTAGCTCCTCCCTTTACTTGTTTACCTCGCTTTAAAGTCAAAGAGAAGGAACCAGAACTACTGCCTTTAGCGTTTTGAAAAGTACAGCGAATGATGTCTTGACGTACTACTAACCGGCTTCTGGCTTGAAGATTTCCGGACGTAGAACTTGAGGCCGTGTTTGCTAACTGCTGATCATTTGTGGCGTTTAAATTTAAAAGCTTTGCAATATCAGTTTGATCATATCTATAAATTACTACTGCGCACGAGGATTTACGACTCCTAGTAATAGGAGTTACTCGATCAGAAGAAGGTCGGCTATTTGCAAATTCAGACATTATTTAGTCCTGTTGATTCCCATGCTATCCGCCATAGAATCAATTCTAGACGAAGCTTTCTGTAAGGCTTTATACAAATCGTCCAAACCCTTGTCAAGTCTTTGGACCCCAATATCAAACTTATCAATACCAGCAATAACGTTTTCACTATCTCGTCTAGCAGAAGCTTTGGCAAAGTCTAATTCCGTACCTTGCATGCTTGCTCCCGGAGCTGCTAAGGCTTTGCTACCAGCTAACATTTCTTCATTTGAGAATCCAGCTTTTATACTCTCTGCTGCTCTTTTTCTGCCTAAAAATTGTTCGGATGCGTCTCCGGTCTCAAAAGAACTAAAAGCTGCTTGCTGAGTTGTAGTATTTAAACCTAGAGCGCTAAATCCCGAGAATAGAGAATTTTGCTTGGCTTGTTGAAGTTTTTTAGCTGTTTCTTCGTCCACTCCTACAACTTGCTGAATATCTTCTAATTTTGCGTCTTTAGAAAGCTTGAGAGCTGCCATCATTTGTTCGGTAGTAGCATTTGGTCCTAAAGCTTGCTGTACTCCTACGTAATTTCCAACACCAGCAATCCCTTCTGTGGACATGGACTCTGCTCGTGATCTTTGTTCTATGTCTAGAGCTTGCTGCATTGCTGTGTCAGTGATATCTCCGCCTCCTGCGAGACCTCTAGCACTTAGTGCAACTCTTTGTGCGATATCATCTGTATTTAATCTTCCAATACCTGCAGTATCTGCTACGTATTGAGATACACTTTGTAGAAATTTACCAGATTTAGAAACGTCTAAACCGGCGGCAACTCCTTTTTTAATAATTTCTGATTGCGCGTTTTGAGCGGAACCTCTAGACGTACCTCCAGCTCCTGCAAAAGCTTCTATTGCTTGTGCACCAGTTCCAGCACTAATTCCAAGATATCTTTGACGGCGAAGCAAGTCGTCCATAGCCTCAGAAGCTCCCTTGCCTCCTAATGCTCCTTTTGCGGACATAAAAGCTTGTAAAGTTTCTTCGGGTCCATATCCCGCCCGGGTACCTTGAGTTTGAAGGGTGTTGATTCCGGTAGTGCCTAAATTAGTCCCGGCCATAGCCTGAAGACGCATCGGAGATATTCCACGAGCCCTGTCAAAAGCTTCTTGGATTGGCTTTGTTTTAGCTACGTTAACTTCTCCAGCTAAATTAGAGGCCCCAATAGCTCCGGCAATTGCGCCGCCTGCTCCACCAATTACTCCTCCGGCAAGAGTTCCCAGCGGTCCTAAAAAAGAACCTACCATTGCTCCCGTTGCAGCTCCTCCCAAAGCTCCGGCAATTGCGCCTCCTGCTTTTGGTAAGAACTCATTTCTTCCAGATTGACGAGCAATGTCTTCTAAGGCCGCTCCTTGATTTAGATCAGATACCGATCTAAATTCCCTTTCTGCCATAGCTTGAGATATTTTTAGATATCCATAAGTGGCGGCCCCAATAGCGCCGCCTGTTTTTGCCATGTTCTTGGCAAAAATCTTAGGACGTTCTTCTTCTTGTCTTTTTTCTTCTTCTAAGCGCTGAGCGGTATCTTGGTCTTTTTTCTGAGATTCTTTGTCTCTGAGTTTTTGTAGCTGATCCTGTACCCTTTGTTCTTCCTTAAGCTTCTGATTGGCTACTCGTTCTTCTAATTTTTTACGAGCACGTTCTTCTTTTTGAAAGCTTTTTTCTTGATTTTGAGTTTTTCTAGACTCTAAGCGAGCTTCGGTTTCTAGCTTTTTAGCAAGCTCTTTGTCTCTGTCGTTCTTAATTAGGCTGCTGTACCCGCTAACATTTACTTTACTGGACGATCCGCCAACTGCCATTGCTCCACTAGATCCAGAAAGTTTAACTCCTGAGAGAGCCTCTTTTAGAGCTGAGGCAAATTCTTTAGCGGCGCTTTTAAGTTCTTTACGAAACTCTCCTAGGTCTTGTTTTCCCAAAGAGAAATCCGAGCCTAAATCTTTTTTAAGCTGTTTTAGTTGTTGCTTAAAGGCGGAATCATCAAGACTCGCTACTAGGGTTAACTGCTTTTTAATATCGCTCATTTACATTTACTCTTGGTTTAAAATCTTAGTAAAATCAGTGTGTATTTTTTCAGGAAGCTTCTCAGCAAGAGCTTTTTCTTCTGCTTCTACAGCTAAAGCTTTTTGTATCATAGCTTCTTCATCTACGTAGTCTTGTCCCATTTCTCGTTTGAGCCAAGTTTCATAATCTTCATAATCTGGATTAACTTCATCGGCAAGCTGAGGATTTTCTTTAATTTTGTGCATTTGCTGCAAAATTAAAAGCTCCTCTAAAGTCATACTGAGAAGTCTTTGATCGTTTGGAGGAGTATTGTACTGAAAACAATACCAGTTAATCAGCGCTTGCTGAAGGCCATCAAGTGAGTCAAGCTTGGGATTAAGCTGCTCATATGCTAAACGAAGAAACTTCTTGCGAACGTCAATAGCGCTCATAGCTTCTTACTGCTTAGTGGGTTCCGCAGCTGCGTCTTCCTGCCAAACTTTTTTAGTCCATTCATCTTCGAATTTTTGAACTTCTAAGTAAATCTCAATTACAACGTTGATATCGTAAAGGTTCACTCCAGCATCCGATTTAGCCCACCAGTCGGGGGCAGCCACTAGAGTATGGCGCAGAACACTGAGCATCTTGTGAAGGAGTTTAGTGTCTTCGTCTAAACTAACAACTCCGGCATTCATGCGGGAGATGGTTTTGTCGATTTCCGAACGTTTACCGATAGTTGGACGCTTGTAAGTGAAACTACCTTGAAAGGGTTGACGAGTGTCAGTGCCTACCAAATCAATAGTAAAGGTATGTTCCATATTAGGAAGGGATGGGGCGATCATTTTAAAGCTCCTTATTTTATTATTTTATTTCTTTTTTAAAGATTTCGCTACCCGCGTCATAGATAGCAAACCAGCCTTGTAAGTTATTTTGCTCTCTTTCAGAGCTTCCGGCTAGATCTGCTCTCTTTCTACGCTTGAAACGACCTTCTCTTATTTTACCATTTGTATAGAAATAATTAGGACTTGTTCTGCCTAAATGTTTAAAACCAGTCACTTTATACACTTTTCCAGAGGAAATCCTACAATCAGCATAACTTAGAATACTAGTAAAGCCTTGCTCTTTGGCCCAAGCCTCTGCATGTTTTAAAAGCTTTGAAAAGGCAAAATCTACCTTATAATTTAGTTTATTTGCGAATCTAGCTATTTCTATGCTGCCCTTGTGCGCCTTAGTAAAGGGCTTTCTCAAGGAGAGGGCGGACACTATCTGCCCTTGATATTCTAAGTAAAAAACTTTAATTGCTCGAACATTTCCTGCTAGATGATTAGCTTCAAAAAAGCTGACTAAATTAGTAGTGTTTTTTATTTGACATTTATTGGCTTTAATCTTAGTTTCGTAAATTCCCAGTTTAGATTTCAACAAGGACTTTACTATAGAACCTTTACACAACCACTCGTCGCTAAAAAGCTGAATAAGTTCAAATCCACATTTTTCTGCAAGCTCTAGCTTAGTTTTTGGTAAAAGCTTACTGGTAGTGCTTACGGCTTCAGAATGCCAGTATAATCCGTGATACTCTACTGCCAGTCTGTGGTTTACTAGAATATCAAATTCTTTTCTAGATTTCGGTACTTTATAGCTTTGAATGACATCAGTGGAGCAGCTTTTCAAGAACTCTTGAACTTCTTTTTCCTCATTACTTACTTGATTAGTGCATTTAGGGCACCATTTATTACTTTTTACATTATTCCAATTAGCCTTAAAAACATGCCCGTGTTCACATTTCCACTCATATTTAGTTTTTGCTTTTTCATATTGCGTAGAAATTAGATTTCCATTCTTATTTTCGGCGTGGTTTTGTAAATCTTTAATATCCCTAGGAGTATTCCCTGCACATATTGGACACCATTTGTTATTTTGAATGTTCGCCCAATTAGCCAAAAATTCGTGATTTTCAGAACACTTCCATAGCAGTTTTTGCTTATTATTTTTATAATCTTCTGCTTTTGTTAAAAGGCTTCCGTTTCTACTTTTAGCTTTGATGTGTAAAAGCTCTAAATTTATAACTTGTCCGGCACAAACTGCACAACTCGACCCTTTGCTTTGTTTAAGGTTGGTCCAACTACTATAAAAAATATGCCCGTTTTTGCATTGATATTTATGTTTAAATTTATTGTTTTTAAACTCTTCGTATAATGGAGTTACCTGTTTATCTTTTAAACAAGTTAGTATTTGTGTCATTGTAGTTTTTGCGCTCACAATAACAGTATACCTAGTTTTTAAAGCTAAATAAAGAGGTAAATATGTAAAAACCCCCAGTAAACTTAATTACTGAGGGTTTCTGTTTATCTTAATAATTTAAGAAATTAACTAATAATATCAAGCACCTGACTCATCCGACTGCTTAATGCCTACAAAAGCAAGAGTCAATTGAGCCAAACTACGGGCATCCGTATTGAAATCTTCTTGAGTACATTTAACGCGTTGAATCAAGAACATAGTCTTACCAGTAACCCGATCAATCATTTCTGCGGTCAATTCCGGTTGAGTCAGAATATTTTGTAGCTTAGGACGAAGGCCCAGCGATAGAGCAGATTGATCAGAAACGCGAAACATCGTAGCAGAAAAGTTTACGGTATATCCAGTTTCGGCATATTCGGCGGGTTCTAGTTGATCCAGAACATCCACAGGTTGGTGAGCGTGGGCTACCGTGTAGTTAACTGCGTTAGCAAAAGCTACCTTAGTCCCATTAATGCGGAACACTACCCGCGCGCCAGTTGTAGTTTGACTCATTTTATTTCTCCTTATACTACCCTATAAAAACTAAAGGCTAGGGGTTTACGTTCATTCGCCTTTATTAGGCCATCAAACTGGCGTTTTTAAGTGCCGTGATAACTGCGTCAATTTTAGCTTCAATAACGTCAAGGCGTGACTCAGAAGCCGTGCGCAGGGCGTTTACACCAGCATCAATTGCGGTCTTAACCGCTGCGTCCGTATACGTGTCGCTCGTGGAGAGCGTTACGTTCGACGTAGGCAAGTTAGTTGTAGTACCGATTACTGGTACAGAAACTGCTTGAGCATTAGCTCCTGCATTGATTGCTGCGGAAATCTCCGTTGCAATCTTATCTTCTGTTGCCATCCGGCGAATTGCTTCGAGTGCTTTTTTAGAAAGTGCCATATTATTAAATCTCCTTTAATTTAAATAAAAATTTATGCTGACTGGCGGATCGAGTCCAAAGTAATACGGTTAAGAATGAAGTCGATACCTTGTACCGGGGTAATCGTAATATCTACGATTGCCGTATTTCCGTTCAAAGTTACCGTAAGATCCTTCCAACCAAGTTTGTTATTCGTGTCATCGCCGACAATAAGCTCTGCCGAAAGCATAGTGCTCATGATAGCAATTACTGCGTTTTTGATAGCTTCTGCAGATCCAGTACGAGCTTTTTCACCTACGAAAATAGCTTCCAGCTGTTGACGAAGGTTATAAGCTACGGTATCGGCTGCTGCAAGAACCGAAGGACGGTTATAGACGAAGTTAGCGTCTTTGCTATAAGTCGAGTTCTGCACAACTACACGGAAACCGCCACTATCGACTTCTTCCAGAGGAATGATACCAGCTGCAATAGCCAAATCTACTTGAGTTTTAGGATTATAATCTTGATGGCGAATGCCGTTAACATTAATAAGTTTAAATGTTGCAGGAGTTCCTACATCCGTGCCAGCCTGAATACCAGCAAGCAGGCAGCTAGCCGCCCAGGGTTCTTGCCACACAAGATCTCCAGTAGAAGAAAGTACTTCTACGTCTTGGATCAGCATGGAAGCACGCTCGTGGTTAAGATCTTGAGCTGCCGACTGCGCGGAGGCAAAAGAGGTCTTTTTAGCAACGTAACAGTTCCGCTCAGAGCGGTTTTTAGTATTCGAAGCTAGAATGCAGTGCGTGAGCGCTTGCAAGTTTACTGCGTCTACCGTAAAGGTGGAGGTAGAGTCCGTAAGACCCTCAGCTGCAAGAGCAGAGGCATCCCGAGCTACAAGCGGTACTACAATGTTACAGCGTTTAGCTAGCAACGCGTCAAACCCAGCTTGGAAAGACGAGTTAGTTGCTGCTCCGCGAACTGCTCCGCTCAAAAACTGTTTAGCGGAAGTAGCTACAGTACCCTCTACATCAGCTACCCGAGCTGCAGTAATAAGAGTAGATTCGCCATTAATAATATCCAGCATTTCTTTTTGCTGTGCACGAAGTACTACTGCTGCAGTTTTGATGTCGGCTGCAGTAGAAATAGGATCCAAATCCGAAGCCAGTTTAGAAGAGGCTAGTTTAAGCGTAGTAGTACAGGTGTAAGAAGCGTGAGCGTCAATCAAGTCAACAAGCTGCTGTACAGTCTTACCTGCAAGAGGGATACTAAGATTGCTTGGAGTATCTCCAGTACAAGTAGTTACGAGTGAGCCCGCTTGAATCGTAAGCGTGGAAGCCGAACCAGATCCGGTGTATTGAATGCTCAAAATAGCAGCATAGGGGTTTTCGCTGAGAGTCTCTTTCTGAGAACCCTTTTGTACCGTAATAATACGAGCCGAGGCGCTTACTACACCTGCTTCAACTTTAACACTGATCAGATTTTGATCAGCTCCCCAGTTAGCGGAGGTAATGTTGAGCAAAGTAACGGGAGCTGCGTTTTTAAGTGCCAGCGTCGCTTGAGTAGCGGCATTTACTTTGTAAACGCGGATGATACTGGCTCCGTTAGTAACCCGTGCATCACGCGCCGGGCTAATAAGAAGACGTGCTGCATCTACAATGGGGCCTGCTTGGTAGGTGCTGATAAGAGATGCGATGTCTTCGCTAGTATACGTTTGAACGCCAGCAGACGAGCCAGGGGCTCCTGCATCAGCTTCGCCAACAATGGCGACGACGCCCGTAGCAGCTAGAGGAAAACCTCCGGAGAGGTTAACTTTAGTCTGAGAGTAGGCACCGGGCTTATAGAGACTGGCTCCATTAAAATTCTGGTTTATAGCCATTTTTTACTCCTCTTAGTAGTTCTTAAAGAGCTTTTCGAACTCTTCTTCTTTAATTTCAACATCTCCGCCAAGAGCACTCATTGCAAAGTGCTTCATGGGCACCTTATGATGAGGAAGAACTCCAGCCTTCTTAATCAGAAGATGGCGGAAATAAGTATCAAAATTCATTAAAGGAGCGCTCGGTAAAGAGCTTTCTTCTTTAGTCTTTTTTTGAATCTTCTCAATACTCATTTTAACACGTCTTTTAATTTCTATTATACTACGATTTTCTTACCTTTTAGTCTTCTGGAGAAGTATTGACTTTAGTTGCAGTAGGGCTATCCGGATTTGGATTTGGAGCTTTTACATTCAAATCGAAACAATCGAACAAGAGCACATCTCCTTGATTCCAGACAAATTCAGTCAAGCAATTTACTTCAATCATTCTACTAAAAACGTTTTGACCTTCAAACTCGTCAACTCGGTCAAAAATACTGCCAGTGCCGCGGTCAAGCTCAATTCCGCGATTGATCAGGGAATCTTGTCTAGATTTTAAAATGTAAAATAGTATATAATACAAATACTTAGCTAAATGTATGTCGTTTTTTGCGTGACATCCTAAAAGGATCGTTTCACGAAGGCGGATCTGCCTGCGCTCTGTTCTTCCAAAATCAACCGGACTTACAATTTTACCGGGAGCTGATAGATCTGGAGTCTTTCCGGAGCCAATATTAATGTACTTAGCTCCGGACATATTGCTATTACCAGAGCCTATTTCAAAGGAAACAGAGCTGGCATCTATAAATACTAGACCGGGGCAAACGCTACTTAGGTCAGCTCCGGCGTTTACTATAGTCAACTTTCCGGTTACAGTATCATAAGTACCGGGAGTTGCAATCGGCACATAAACGGTGGGCTCTTTTGTGTAGTCCTCATCAGGATAGTTGTTTCCAAGATTTTGAATATCTTCTGACTCATCAGCTCTTGTAAGCTGAATAGAAATGCAGGGAACAGCAGTCGGTACTTGTTGCCAAGCGTGTACGATTTTTACTTGATTAGTTTGAATGTAGGTTTTAATTTCGTCGATTTTAGCCTGTCCGTATTGGTTATTAAACATGGCCTCTTTAAATTTACTAAAAAGATCGTCAAGCTTTGATGGAGTAGTACGTAGCTCTCCCAGTCCGTCACGAATAGTATTCTCAAAGACGAATTCCGTTAATTGTGCTCCCATAGAATTACTTTCCTTTTTCTAAAAGTACTTTATTCCCTTTTGCCTTGTTTTCACTAGGCGTCAGATATTGTAAGTTATATTCTACATGAAGGCCGCACACGTTTATACCTCTGAGAGGTAGAATATGATCCACCTCCATTCCTTTTGGACAGTTTAGGTAAACACGTTTAATCGCCTCCTCGTCCGCCCAAGGAGGCATGGCCTGTAATTTTCTTGCTCTGTATTTACACAAGCCCGCATTACAGGCTTTACGGTTTTGCTTCATATAACGCCTACTATAGGCGTTCATTTTAGGTCGAAGTTTTTCTCTATTCTCTTTATAATATTGACAGCTTTTTTTGTTAAGTTCATTCTTATTTTTAATGTAATATTTAGCGTCAGAAGTAACTTTTAAAGTTCGTTTGCAAGATTTACACGCGGATTGATATCCGTCTCTAGTACACTTATGAAACTCTGAGAAAGGTTTTTGCATTTTACATTTAAAACAGCTTTTCATAAAAACCTCTGTAAAATCTGTTCAAAATTATCATTGATCAAGCGATCTAAGTCGTCTAAAACTTTAGCTCCTGAAAATGGAGAAGACGGCCAAACAGAGCTTGGAGTCACTCTTCTAATAGTCATGTAAGAAGGACTCTTACCTTCTGTTTTTGTGACTTTTAATACGTCTTTTATACGCTGTTGTACAATTTTCTCTTTTTTAATTCCGCCGTTCTTCCAATCAGAAGATGACATATATTTAGTAAGCGCGTCAGCGCTAGCAAACGCCTTAACATTTAACTTAGTTCCAGACTTTCCTAAAGATAGATTACCGGCGGCGTCGGCGTCTTTGGTGATAGGAACGTCTACGTAATTTTTACCTTCAGCTTTGTTGGACTCGGCTCTGTTACCGTGCATTATGGCTTTAGAGATTTCGCCTACTTGTATCCCATCTTCCATCCAATTAGCAAGCTGACCTTCAATAGAAATTAAGTACATATCATCGGAGATGCGGTGTACTTTAAACCCGTTTCTCCATTTTTCTAACCCGCCTTTTAATTTGCTGGAGGCAAGCTTGTCTGCGTCCTCTTTTGCCTGAGCTACCGTCACTGCTACTGCGCTTTTAAATCGGGACTTAACGCCTTCAACAAAGTCGTCTAAATTTAAGTCTGAAAGATCAGCTTTAAGTTTAAGCATGATTAAGCGTTAGGGTCGTGAAAAGTATCAGGAGGTAGCAAAGCTCCATCCTGACCACGACGTTCAATTAAGTAGTCCCGTTTAAGGATCCAAGTCTCAGAGAGCTTAACGTAAGTTCTATCTTCGATGGTAACCTTAGGACCTTCGATGTTTTGAGGTCTGTTGTTAAACTGAGTATAGCGATCTCTATGAATAGCTTTTACGGCTCTAAATACCGGATGAAATTTATAATATACACTATAGATTTCGGGGGCAGCCGGTTTGTTTAAAGAGTTGGTCCATTCAATATCGCCATTAACGTCGATCTTAAAGTCGGCACCTTCATAAAACCGCTTTTTAACTCCTGCACGTACTACAAAGACAGCTAATACTGAGCAAGCCGGATATTTTAGTCTATCCGTTGCTCCGGAACTTTGTCTTTCAATTAGTTCAAAGAAGTCTTCTGCAAAGTCAATTAATTCAATTCTAGCGTAGTGCTGAAGGGTTTCCGAAGAAAGAAAAGTGGCCTGTACTTCGTCAATGGAAAAGGTACCTTGAGTCATAAATGGCTGCTGAAGGCTTTGTTGCTGAAAAAGAGCAACGGTTTCTTTGCAGTCAAAGTCAATCATATTATGATTGCAGATTTGACAGTTGATGTCGTGATCTAAAGACTCGATGCTTTTCATGTTGGGACATACAGTCGATTTGAAAAGTCTCACACGAATACCTAGGTCCTTAACCAGTTGATCTAGTCTAGTAGGGTCTAGTCCCTCTGTGAGACGCTTCTCTGCCATAAATTACTTCTTAGGAGTAAGAGACTCTTTTAGCTGTTCGGCTGTCAATTGCTGATTTTTAGAAGAACTTTGATAGGCCTTTTCATAATCCATAGGAGACTTTTTAGTACCCGTCATAATATTTCCACCAGCACTGCTCTGTTTTAGATGCGATCCAAGAGTAAAATCTTTGAATAGTCCAGGACTGACTGTTACTTTAGGCTCTGCTGGAGCTACTACAGGCTCTTGTTTAGCGGGAAGGGTTTGGTCCTCAGACTTTTTAATAGAATCACTCATTATTATCTCCTTTTACGAAAGCTTCCAATACCTTTTGAATGGACTTTTTAAATTTTTTCCTACCTGAAAGGCTGCCATCAGAAACATAACGTTTATGACCAGAGGGCTCTTGAATATATCGACCTCCGTGCGCTCCGATGCTCACGGACGCTGCTTGAGGAGCTTTCACTTTGTGCTCAGCTACTTTTTTAGGCTTGCGCTTTTTAGGAGCAGAAACTCCTTCAATGTTTGGACGACCTTCTACCCGCTTACGCTTGTGCTCAGAAATTTTCTGCTTAATTTTCTCTTTAAGCTGCTGTTTATCCAATTTCATACTATCTCCATGTTATCAGGAATATTTAGAATTTCAACCTCTGCTCTTTGCAGCTTTGAGGGCTTGTTTCAAGTCTGCGTATTTTTGCATAGCTTCTCGCTCAAGCTTGGCATGTTCTTGTATTTTGCCGCCTGGATGAACTTTTTGCTCTTTTTTACCCCCCTCGCCGACTTCGGAGGTATTTACTTCTTTTTTATAAAAGGCTGCTTTCTTTTTAGAAGAAAGCCATTCATTTAACATTTTCTCTAACTTAGGGTGAGCCTCTTTAGGGGTATCGCTTAAAATAGCTCCTAGTACTTTTTTGTGTACCGCTTGAAATTCGTGCTGAGAGAGGACATGCTCTTCCTCGCCTCCTGGAGAGCTGTGTACGGAGCCTACACTGACTTTTACCCACTGAGACGGGTTATCACTTACTTTCTTGTAAGAAGACCCATCTGCGCCCATTGTAACCGTTCCTATGGGCTTTCCATGATGCCCTTCCGAGCTAGACGAGCTTGCGGAAGGTTTTAGTGCCTTTTGAAGATTAATCTGACCGTGATTTATGGCAAGTCCATCTTTGAAAAGCTTTGAAAGCTTATCGGTTGGTAGTGCTATTTTGGATTTTTTCTCATCCTCTAAAATAGTAAACTGCTTTTTGTGAGAGATGACTTTGTACAAGTTATTGTACATTTGGACCTTATCTCCAAAGCAGAGAAAACCTTTGTAAGCTACATCCTCTGACTTCTTTAACTTACGCTCTTGAATAAACCGTTTAACATCACTCATTTGGAAAGTTCTCCATAGAGATTAGACCAGATACTATCTGTGCCAGCTCTTCTTGATGATACTCCCAGTTGGCTAAGATTTCTTTAGCAGCAGCTTGATCGTTTGCTAATGGTTTTATGTGATGATATTGCTTTCTCCAGGATTTGAGCGCCTTCTTCAACAGCTCTGGTTTTAAACTTTTTTCAAGTTTAAAATCGTTTACGAAGGCTCTAACCGACTTTTTAAGTTCTAGCTCAAAATCTCCAGCTTTAATGCGAATATACCCGCCTTTACCAGAAATAGGTTGGCCTGGAAGTTGGCCTTTGTGATAAAGCTCATTATGCTGTGCAAGCAGCTTTAGGGCTTCAGTTTGAGCTAGAACTTTATCTTCTTGCTCATCCTGCTTATCAGGAGCAGAGGGTACAGGAATTTCTGACTCTTTTGGAGGAGAATACCAGTTTTTTAACTGAAGATGTTTGGCAACTCCAGCAACAGTTTGATTATCGAACTTTTCTACAATCTGACCCTCTTTGTCCTGAAAGAAGCCGTTATACAATCCGGGCTCTTTTTCAGAGAGGGTTAGCATTCCTTTTTCTAGAGGAATTTTGGCGATAGCTAGAACGGGATTATTTTGAACCATCGTAGAGATGTAGTCGATAAGTTCCTTTGAGGCCGTTTTTTCAGCTAGCAGCTGATCGTCGGTTTCAACTGAGCTTTTAGTGTTTTGAAAATCTACGGACTTTTCTAAAGCTTTTTTAGCTTTCTTATCTTTAGCAAATTTATTAACTCTGCTCTGATTGTGTTCGCAGATCTTACCGGCCAAACCTGTACCGCAGTCTACTGTTTCTGTAGAATACTCTGCTTTTTTGGTTTCTTGTTTAAGCTCTTTTTGCTGCTTGTCAGCTTCTACGGCGTCGTCCTTGTGAGACGGGGAACGAAGTACGCTTAGAAGTCTTTTGTGCTCTTCTACAAACTCCTTCATAGGAATTTTTACTTCTTTTTTACGAAGAATGAATTTTTTAGCTTTATCATTAGACATTTAGACTACTGCCGATCCGATACCGTTGTAGTGCTTTTTAACGGTCTCAATATACTCTTTCATCTGCTCTTTATAGGAGGTAATTCTTCCCGAAAAGAGAGCGTACTTTTGAGAGTTAGCAAGTCCCTTGCTTACGCTAGCGGCGTCCATAGATACACTTTCACTAAGAATACCCGGCCCAAACAAAATATCTCCTAGTACTTCAAAGGCTCTAATAGCAGCCTGCATTCCGATCATTTCGTTAATTATAACTGGAATTTGATCTGCGCAAAAACCGGCTTTATATTGAATTTGAAATAGATGCGGCCAGTAGTCTCTAGTTCCAAAAATCAGAGGCATATAAGAGCCGCCTTGAGTTACAATAAGCCCACTAAAACTTCCTTCAATCGGGGATAGCTGAACTTGGGCAGATTCCTTTTCTACAACATACCAACTAGTCGGATATTCCACCAGATCTCTATTGTTCGGAAATCTAGCTTTCATTTTTATTACTTCAGAAACTGGACGCTTTTTTAACTGAATAAAGTTAAAATCAATGTAGTCTTGAGCGCGGTAATCGTACTCTTCAGTAAACTCTCTGGCCAAAATAATAATATCCAGCTTGTGCTCTAAGAAAGAAAGAGAAGAGTTAAGCTGATGCTGAAATACTTCATCCGGAATAGGGTTGCCATGTTTATCCGTTAGATCCAAACCAAACAAGTAGCGTTGTTTCATTTGATCTACCGTAAGTAAAGGCTCGCTTCCGGTAAAAGGATCTTGACTTGTGGAGTTTGGAGGAAAGGAAAAGCTCATTTAAATATCCTTAAGCAGAAAACCAAGGGTTGTCTTCTTCGTTTACTAAAATAAAGCATTTAGGGTTGTCTCTGGACACTTGAGAGAAAACCTCCCAGGGGTTGGACTCTAATGCTGCTTCTTGTAGAAAAATCTTAATTTTAGATCTTAGCGCTTCTTCTGAAGCGTTTGTTTTACGTTTCACTATTTCAATCAATTGTTGGTTATTTGGAGCACTTCTAACTCTAAGCAAATCTTCATACCATTCTTCAAAAGAATCATACCGCGCAGTTTTCATATTAAGGCTTAAAATACCTTCCGGAAGGTCCCGGTTTTCCACTATCTAAGTGAACCCAGTTACTACCTTCTCCGTTGTTTTCCATCCGAAGATTCCACTCTTCGAGTTTTTTTTCATCTAAAATTTTCTTACGAACATCGTCGCAGCTCATACGAGCTACTTGAAAATCCACTGCAGTACCGTTAAGGTGTTTGGATCCCATTGGAACCCTGACCTCGGGTTTACCTTCTGCTCTATTTTTAGCATTAATACGCTCATACAATGCTAAATGATATTTTAGAGTCCTGAGAGCAATAGTAACAATTATTGGAAGTCCTATCCAAACTCTTACTTTTTCAAGCCAATTAAAAGTTTCAATTAGATTGGCTTTTATTTCCTCAGTAAGCTCTTCTCCTGAAGCTGCTCGGTTTTCTTGAGGAAGCCAGATGGCTTCTTTGACCGTAAAATGCGGAGTAATCTTACTACTAAGATCCGTCCAGTCGATCTCAGCCACTTAACACCCTTGCGTTAGAGATACCATTTGAAGGCCGTTTTGAATAACAGCGTATGTTACGTCCGAGCCTTCAGTAATAGTTAAATTGAGGTTCTGACTAATTATAGTAGAAGTTTCTGAACTTAGCAAATCAATTTCTACAATCGACCTATCGTCTGCAAAAGGGTTTGTCGCGGTTTTAACTAAGGTAGTTCCGTCAGATTTAAGAAGCGCAAGAGTAATTGTGGCTCCTGAATCTGGGATATACCTAAGATTTTTAGCGGGCTGAATTAGTTGAATAATAATTTTAGCACTGGATCCTCTGGCCATTCTTGCCGAGGAACTAAGAACGAAGTTGTTTAAGGTAGCGTCTTCGTTAAGAATTTTTCCTGTCAGCAACATGAGGTTTCCTTTAAATAACTGAAATAAGCTTTAGAATCCCAGCAATTGCCGTGCCAATAGCTCCCGCAACTCCTAGACCCTTTAAAACACCCTTTAGAACCATTCCTGGCGTTTCTAATTTTTCTAACCTAGCCTCGTTTACTTTCTGAGTGCTTTCAAAAATGCCTTTAAGGGTGTTAACTCCAGCAATATGCTCTGCTAGAAGCTCGTTTTGATGCTCATCAAGCTTGTTAATAGCTTTTAATTCGTACTCAGTTCTCTGAATATTAAGATCAATTTTTTTATCTAAAAAAGAGATGGAATCTCTAGTTTCTTTTACTTCTTTAGATATTTCTTTCAACAAGTCTAAATATTTAGAATCGTCGTCTGAGTCGAACATACTTTAAAGTTCCTACGATGTGATTTAAATAGAGGTTACTCTCATAAGTATATCACTGATTAAGTAGGTTTTTTACCGGGTAACTATGCTAATTTTTTAGAGCAACGTTTAACAAAGTCATATGTTTCAACAAGCCCCATATCTTGAAGATCTTGGTCAGGAGTCTCTCCGCTAATGGACATAACCTTTACTGCAAGCTCTGTACAAATGTAAGCAGAATCGTCTTCCAGAGGGTTTTTTATTTTAATTCCTATAAGTCTAGCTACTCTTTTTAGAAATAATCCAAGTATTTGCAAGTGAGAGTATGGGGCTCCGCAGTTCTGTGCACACCATTTAAGTACTTGATCTCTATGAGAATCGGGCACATTTATTACGAACTCTTCAACTATTTCGTGTAAAGAGTTAAAAGCGCAGGGACCTACGAAATTAACTCCAGAGCCCACTGCATGATAAACTAAGTCCATATCCCACTTTGTTACTGGGAATTTAACATACGTGTGAGAAAATTTAGTCCTCTCACAAAGCATTATAAGCCAGCATCCTATTGGAAATTTCTTTTTTGACTTAGAAAATCCGATTTTTAGCTGCATATTACCACTCCCCTATAGAATCTAGAAAATCTTTAATTTCAGTCTTAACTTCCTCAAAAAGATCAAGATGGTCTGGGTATTTTGGAGAAATTTGCACAATCACGCTATAAGCTGTTTTTAGCGCTCCATTTTGTAAAAGCGCGGCGGCTGGTTGTAAGTCTTGAGACATCTTTAAAACAAAAGATCCTGTCTTCTTTAGACTTACATTTCTGCCGCCAAGTTCGTCTATAATCTCTGCACACAAACCAGTTCCAAACAATCTTTTTATTTTATTTCTAACTACGTTAACTTCTTCCGAAGACAATCCAGCGATGCTCACTGGAGGCATAGTCATTACGTGGCCTGTTGCTGGCCGGAGAAATAAAGGCTCACTTTTAAGTTTAACTCTGCTCAAGTAATCTTGAAGCTCTGCTTGAGTTAGTTTTACCCAAATTCCAGGAGTTGGTAATGGGTCTTCCTCTAAAATTTCAACCACAGCTTCGGGAAGCTGATCATATGCCCCTTTAGTAGGATCGGAATCTTTAAACTTTACAGCTAAGATCATAAGTCAATCTGACTAAAGATTTTGGCGTCTTTTAGGGTCCTGGCAGTAGTAGTTCCAGTGGCATGTGCGTTTACATCTTCTTCCCAAACAGCTATTGCGTTTTCAGATGCAGTAGGGACGGCATCAACCGAAGTTTGAGAAGCTCTAGTAGAAAGCGTTACATCTACTCTGCTGTTGATAGTTCCGGTATCCGATTTAACTGCTGCAATGTCTGCGGATACGTTTGCAGCTGGAGTACCAATTTTAGTGTTGATGGTGTCGGAGACTGATTTAACTGCTGCAATATCCGCCGATACTGATATTCCTGCGGGAGTTCCAATTTTAGTATTAATAGTGTCAACCGAAGTTTGCGACGCTCTAGAAGCCACTGAAACATCTAAGTAGTCCAAATTAGAAGCTCTAGGAGCCGTAAGGCGGGATAGTAAAGTAGTGGTGTCTGTCGCAATTTGACTAATAGACGAATTAATTGTAGATTGGGATACCGATTGAATCGTAGTAGTAAGTGGGTCCATTACAGCATCGGCATGAGTTACTTTTACAACAATCCCTCCCTGAAAGTCTGTGGGACTTACAACATAATCGTAATAAAACAATCCTATTAAATCTTGCGTCATTGCAATTGGAGCTACAATTTGAGTACTTCCGTCTTGTTGGAAAATAGAAATAGTAGGACCTACAACTGGATTGCTTGGGGCTCCAGCAGTTGCGTGTTTGAAGTAAATTCTGTAAGTTTCAGTGCCGCTATCCGGTAACGTAATTTGAGGAGGTAGAATAATCGCCTCATCTACGTTTTGGCCTTGAATAGTATTTACCGTATTTTGGACGTTGTCTACTGATATCTGAGTAGCTCTTGAGGAAATATCAGCATCAAGGTGAGAAAGCAGGTTAAGTCTATTATCGTTAGTGAGTAGGGGATTCGTAGGAATAGCGTTTACAGAAGACTGAGAGGCTCTCGAAGAGATATTAGCATCAAGCGTGTTAAGCCTGCTATCGTTAGTAAGCAGTGGATTAGTAGGAATAGAGTCAACAGAAGTTTGAGAAGCTCTGGTAAACAAATCCGTAGTTACGTCTACTACCGGAGTGCCCAGTTTAGTATTAATTGTATCGTCTACGGCTTTTACTGCGGCAATATCTGCAGACACGCTCGTTACTGGAATTCCGATTCTAGTAACAATAGTTCCAGTATCCGATTTAACAGCTGCAATGTCAGCAGACACACTAGTTACTGGAGTGCCTAGTTTAGAATTAAGATTATCAACTGAAGTTTGAGTTGCTCTCGAAGAGATATTAGCATCAAGAGTATTGAGTCTGCTATCCGAAGTAAGTAGCGGGTTTGTCGGTATGTTGTTAACGGATGCTTGCGTTGCTCTAGTAGAAACTTGAGCATCCAAGAATTTACCAAAAGAGCCGCTAAGTGTGTGAGATGCTGCTAATTCGTCCCACACTGCAGCAACTATTGTACTAATATCAGACGGAGTCAGGGGCCTTCCTGGAGCTACTCCAGAACTAACAGCAGACATTACCGTCGTATTCGTACTCTCATTTGAAAGAGGATCTCTAGCTCGAACGCCTACATAATAAGTAAATCCGGCTCTTAGAATATTGCCGTTTTTAAGCTGGAAAATATAAGTAGATAGCGCAGGAGTACTTACTGCAAGGTTGGCAGAATTAAAAACTCCAACGTTAGAGGACTCTTGCACGTAAACGTCATACATAATAGGCGAGGAGGCGTCGGTAGCCGCATTCCAATTTATCAACAAGGAGCCATTTAACTGGGCAATATTGCTAGTTATTCCTCCAAAACTAGGAGAAGTTAAATCCACGACGCAAGCTTGCGAGGTGGGAATAATTAAACTAGCGCCAAAGTCAAAATCGGTAGCCATTAGTTTTTAACTCTCTCTTATGGATGGAATAACTCTAATTCCTGGAGGAGAGCTAAAGGTATACCGTATCAAGATTCCCGCCGTATTCGGAATAGTTCCAAGCGGTAACCAATTCAATCCATCATCTGTGGAATATGAGAAGTTAGCAGCGTCAGTTACAGTGTTTGCAGTGCCTAATAAGTTACCAGTTACTTTATCATACCATCTAAAATACAAAGTAGGAACCGAAGTGGCATAGGCTTGAGTAAGCTCCATGGCTACTCTAGATGGAGTACCACTAGTGCTGTTAGCATAGTTAAACGCCCAATTATCTGAAATTTCTGAATTTTGCAAAACAGTATAAGCAATTTCTGCAATTTGAGGAGGAGTAGTAGCTGGAGAAGATGTGCTCTGAAATAACAATCTAAATTGTGTAAAATTATTTAAAGCATAGGAACTAAGATCTTGTGCGGTTGGTATTATAGTCCAGCCTGTAGTAGCAGAATTAAAGATCGTATCTGAGCTAAGAGCTGCTGTTCTATATTGAACTTCAACGGAGGCTGTTAAATCAAACAATTGTTCGATTGTTTGTACTAGCTTTAAAGTGGCATTTGGAGTTGCAACTACAGGGCTAATTATATAAGAGGATCCATATGTCGCATCTGATTTTAAATCCATTACTACGATGCCGCGCTGTCCGACCGTAGATCCAGATGCTAAAATCCATCCTACATTCATCTCAAGACCGGAAACAGTTACCAAAGTAAATTGGTCTGTGGTATGATTTTGCGTTTCCATCCACGTATTCGCCAAACATCCAAAAGAGTTTTTAATAACGTTATTTACTACTGGTTTGGCAGTAAATACAGAAGTGTTGGTGTTAAATACTGCTATGTCTAATTCATTCGAGAAAACCGCATAAGCTGGAGTTTGTGCAGTATAGTCTATGCCAGATCCTATAACGTTTGAAGTTACCAAATTAGGCCAAGAAGTTGTTCCAGAAGTCAAGTCAGATAATCTTCCTAAATACAAGTTTGTAGACGTTGCAAAAAATACGCAATCTTGACCTGAATTTGATGTGTGATTCGGTACAGCATAGTATTCAGAGTTAGTTAGTAATAATGTTCCTGTTAGAGCAGGTAAGTTGCCTGTTTTTAAAGTAAAATTACTGGTAGATTGGCCTATAGCTCTTACAAAGGCTGTAGAGGAGGTGACAGAAGTTGCGTTAATAGATGCGCCACCGGAAGTGGCCGATAGTTCAAAAGTGTTTGCAGTGGGGTTACGAACAAAATAGACGGTTTGTGCTGCTGAGGCGGTAGTTGCGGTAAAACCTGTTGGAGCGTTTGCAGTAATAACTACTGGATCGTTAGCGTTGTATCCGTGTCCTGTTAGAGTGAAAGTTGGAGACGCGTTTACTGTAGGAGACGTCGTAGTTTGAGACGGCATCGTGGGGCCAGATGCGTAATCAAAAACAAAGTATTGGTGTGTTGCAGATACGCCGTTATGTACAAAAATCTTAGTATTAATGGCGTTGTTAGAAGAAGTCCAGGGGACCGTAGTACCAGCAAGAGCGGTAACAGAGTTGTTGATTCCTACTCCGCCCGAATCAGAAAGATTGTAAACTGCTTTTGTGTCATTAGCAATAGCAGTCCAAATAGTTGGAAAACCAATTGGCACAAAATCCGTTAATGCGACTTTATTAATGAGAAACTGCCCACCGTAAGCAGTAACTGAAGTTGTGGCTCCTACAAAGATCCTAATATTAGAGGTGTTTGAATCGTCTACTTTAAAACTTCTAGGAGTAATAGTACCTGTGGGAATATTTAAATTAAAGTTAATCCTACCTACGTAGCTGGTAGCTCCGGTAGTGATATTGAAGTTGTAAAGAAGAACAGCGTTAGTTGCGTTAATGGCTAAGGTAGAGGGTAGTACGTATAGCCTATTATTGCTAGATAAGTACATGTGCCCTGGAATAATACTAGCGTCAGTTTGAACGTCTATGAACTTTGTAAGTGGAGCACCAAGAACCGTTTGTGAGTTTATGGTTTTTTGAGAAACTCGACCTGCGATAGTGGTTTTAGTTTTGTCGTAGACTGAGACTACTTGAGATTGAAGTCCTGTCAAGTATGTTTTCACTGTAGCTCCTTAAGAATCCTGCGTAGAAATCATTTGACCATTACCATCGTAAACAAGATCTCTAGTTAACGTATCTCCGGTCAAATAAAACGTCGTTACAATCTGAGTTAAATCTCCGTTAGGGAGATACACAAAGTGTTTATTAAACAGCTGGAGTGTTTTAGTATTATCGCTCCAAACGTTAAAGTCCACAATGTCTCCAGTACCATTATACACGTATTCGGAGTAGGCAAATGGATAGGCTACCGACCACATTAGCCGTATTTGGGCTTGAGGCGGAAAAGAAGCTGCTGCAATGTCGTCAGTAGATACTCCCGTATTGGCAACGTATAAAATGCCATTTACTGGATCTTTTTTAAGAACGTAAGCTACTGGAAGTCCAGCTGCTGCTGTCGTTAATGAGCCTCCTGCAGAGGCGTATAGCTTATCCCCAACGTTATAGCTATTAGTATTAACTCCGAACATAAAACCAAGGCAGGTAATGTATCCGGTTCCGCCGTCGTTTATAGCGCTTTGAGTAATTCCTCTGGCAATTTCATTAGAAGAGCTTACTGGTTCAATTTTAGGATAAACTCCTACCCCGGTGTATTTAACCACTTTAAGGGCAGAGATGGAGCTGCCGGTAGTGTTTTCAACAAGCTCATTAGTGGGGCTATGAAGATCCGTACCCCTTAAATTGCGATGCATGCTCACGTAGTCACCACGTTTCCTTGTCCATCAATTACAATTTGACCCTCTAAAGTCATATAAGAATTAGAGACAGGATCAAATGTAACGATGGGGTTTCCAGCTGCATTTTTGTCGTGAGTTAAAATGCGATCTGGATTAAACTTTAAAACCGTGTCAAGTTCTCCTGAGATTGGATTAAATACCAATTCCTGTTTATCTTTGGGAGAACTCATATCAATAAGCCTTTTTTATAACGAACGCTGCTCTTGTTCGCGTTGTAGGTAACATCAATAGTTCCTACTAGAGTGGAAGCTAAAAAGAATCGGTATTGAGTAGGATCATCATCAGCATCTCGTACTATCTGTACATCGTCAAAATTAGCGGGCTTAAGGCCTCCAGCAATACTGCCATCTTGACCTACTAAAATAACCCTATGAGCGGCGGCATCATCTTCATGCTCACGCTGCTGTATAGTGTTAATACTTTTAATTTGATTCTTAGGTATATTATCCACAGATATCCTTATCCGTGCCTAGAAATCAACCGTCTTGGGTGGATTTAAATTGAAGAACAAGTAGTGTTGCAGCGCTGGTTTTAACCATCAAGGATTTTTGCTCATCTGCAGAAAAACCAACAAGAAAATTCTCAGCGCTATTAGGGGCAACAGGAACACCATTAGTAGCGTCTACAGTACCAGGAACTTGATCTTCTTGTCCTACCCAAAGAAAGGCAACTGCTGCATTGTTATTATAAGCTCTAATAACGGAATCTTCATCAACAACCGTAGCTGTAGTAGAGGGAGAAATTACCTTCTTAATTTGAGAAGGGCTTGCAGAAATGTTCTTTTGGCCGTTACTGGCGTCGTGATGCTGAGCATTAGCTATACTCGCTGGGTTCCGAATACCGTTTTTTAGTCCTAGACGTTCCATGATACTCCTTATTCTTCGAACCTGTTATCGCCTGCGTGGCGAGCATGATCAAGTTGTCTTTTGAGTTTCTCAATTTCGTTTCTGAAAAAGAAAGTGAGATCTCTATATTTCTTTTCATTTGAGCGCATATATTGCAGCTCAAGGTCTTTACCTATGCCCAGTTTATCTTCAAAAATGAAGAAAACTACGGGCTTATCGTTTTTACCGATACCTGGCTCAGCTCTTAGATAACTAAGGCCGTGCATTTCCAAATAAGGCGCAACTCCTAAATTATCGGTTTTAAACTGTTTCATTCGCTACCTAGCAAAAGCTAGTATAGCTCCATTTTAACATAAAAAACAAGCTTTTAGGGCTTACGTTTTGGATACGGGTAAGATTTAAATTCTTTAGTGATTTCAAGTAGCTTCTTTTTCTCAGAGTGAGTTTGTGCTAAAACTAGCATGTATTTGCCTTTTTTTGGTATTTTCCTAGTTTCGCATTTTTGCATTTGTTCCTTAGCGCTTTTGAAAAGCTCTTTCTTAACTTGTTCTGGAATTCTTTCTAGTTTTTGAAAGCCTTTCTCTTCCCACTCCTTTTTCCACTGAATACCTAAATTTTTAGCATATTTTTTAAAAGCTCCGGTTCTAGTAAAGAATCGACCACTAACCCATCTATTTTCTTTAATTTTATATTGAATTCCTGCTCCAAACTTATTACCTAAGTATTTAAAGTTACAAGCTTGATAAATCGTTCCTATTTCTCCGGCTGTTGGATCTGAGTAGCCTATAAAAACTCGCTTGTCTGTATTTTTTACCATCCAATTACAAGCGAACATTAAAAGCTTTGAATTTAGGTTCTTTGGTGCCCAAGAGCTAGTTGCCCCTCTTTGAATAAGGGCTTCTAGTTTTACTGAGTCGTCAAACTTAGTGTAATTTGCCGGATTTGAAATTATTACGACTCCCGTCAGTAAGCCGTTGTATCTGGCTGTAAAACATCTTTTTACGCTCCAGCCTATAGTACCTAACCATTCATAGCGCTTAATGAATTTTTGATGCTCTGGTGTTATAGTTTCGACTTGAAATTCATAATCTGATACCTGAGTTTCAAACGGCTTTCCGCTTAGAACGTCTTCTTTTAGGGTGTCTAGTCTGCGAACAAATTGATGACAAAATTCGTTTGCCCAGCTCCAGTTGTTATAAGTTCCATCAAACTTATTAAATTTGATATCATTTATAACTGCTGGAAGATATTGAAGATTGTGCTCTACATGTAAGCCGCAAACGTTATCATTAATTAAAGGGATGATGTGATCTACGTGATATCCTTTAGGACATTTAGCAAAGATTTCTTTTATTAAAGTTTTATTAGCCCATTTAGGAGTAGCTTGTAGCTTATTGGCGCGCCTAAGAGAAGTTTTAGCTCTGTTATAAGCCTTATTCTCTGGAAGCTCTCTATGTTTTTTATTATAAGCTCTAAACTTGTGTAAATTGGCTTTTTGATAATTTTTGTTATATTCTGTTAATTTCTCTATGTTTTTTTCTCTCCATCTTTTAAAAGATTCTTTCTTTTTAATAGGGTCTTGTTTTCCAGCAAGCTCTAAATGTTTCTTACAAGCGCTTTTACCGGGCTCTGGTTTTTCTTGACACGCGGAAGATCTAATACAAAGTCCTAGTTGCGCTTTCCAAGCTTGCGTAAACTTAGTCTTTGATAAGTTTAAAGAAGTTGCTGCTTTTCTAAGAGAACCTTCTTTTTTAAGAACCCTGTCATAATCAATCATGTATTTGATGATACATTAATTGTGTCCAGTTGTAAACAAAAAAATACCCCCGGTAGTTTTTAGCTACCGAGGGCATCGTAAGTAGTTAACTTACTTAAGGATTATGCGCGACCAATGTTCTCAAAAATCAAGTTCTTGCGAGGTGCATAAACGATAGGGGTGCCGTAAAGCAGCTGTGCCCAACGGTAGGCCGTAGCAACAACTGCCAAATCCATCTTCATGAGCGGAGCAAGTTGTTTGAACCGAATCACTTCTGCTTCGTTCGACAACAGGTAAGCTTGGCTAAGGCCGGGGAGCTTCTTGTTAAGGTCGATCATCGTAGCAGCACCGCCAACAGTTGCAGGAGCAACGTAACCGATGAACTCGTGATTAGCGGTCGTTCCAACAGGAGCGCGGTACACAGCGTAAGCTACTGCACCAGCAACTGCGGGGATAGCAATCGAGAGTTTAGCACCAGCGGCAACAGCAACACCCGAGCTAGCAGCCGAGAGAGGGCCTTCGCCAGCTTCCAAGATAGCCGAAGCAACATAGCTGTACGAACCAGCATCAGCTGCTGCGAACGCGCTATTGGCGTCAGCGCCGGGAGCGGTCACCGTAAGAGCGCCAGGAGCGGTCGGGTGAACGGGGTCCGTAGGAGTCCGTTTAGGACGCATAAACACGTCGCTAACGAGAGCGAACTCACCAGCAGAGCTTACGAACGATTGCAGCACGAAGCCAGCACGACCGTTAGCAACACCCATCGGGTTTACACGCTCTTTGGGATAGAACTGACGAGCCAGATCCGAGTGAGCTTTGGTATCGAGCATAAGAACGCTCGGCATACCGAAGTTGTCAACTACAATCCGACCGCCGTCTTCCAGCGAGTCTTCATCCATTACAAGACCGCGTTGATCTTTGATCACGCTTTCTTCAACGCCGTAACCCGTGAAAGCTTTTGCTTTAGCAGAAGCGTCCGTGTTACCTTTGCGGATTTGCTTATCAAGACCGTCCCAAGCAAGGTCGGACTCGGGCAAGAGAGCAGCATCCGAACCGTCAAACAAGCCAGCGTTGCTATAAGCGCCGTGACCGTCGAACAGGTTACGTTCTACGATTTCGAGAATACGCATCGTACCGTTACGAATCTCGCGAGCGATAGCATCACCGTGAGCGTTACGGACGAGGGTATAAACGTGCGTCAATTCGCGGGTAACGCCTACGAAGCGAACGCGCTGAATTTGACGGCTGTAGCTAGCATCTTCCGAACGAGGAAGAGCGCCTTCACGGATGAAGCCTTTACCTTGATCACCGAAACGGTCAACGCGGTTGTATTCTTCAATCGTGTTATATGCTTGGTCTTTAGCCAGCATAGGCCACAGTTTGATATTTTTCATTTCATACGTAACGGACTTGAGCGAGCCGTCGAGAGATTCGACTTGCAGTGCACCGCCGCCAGTAAGAGCAGTCGGAGCGCCCGAATAACCGGCACCTGCTTCGATTGCTTTGTTAAGATCATCAACTTCGCGAGCCGAGACTACGCCCTGGCCTTCGCCGAAGTTAACGAAATTATAAGATCCTAGATTAGACATTTTGTTTCGTTCTCCTGTTTTAGTTAAATTTTAAGTTCTTTAAAGACTAGACTCTTCACGAGCGGATCCGAGATATTGCCAGTGGCTTCGAACTCTGCGATGTGATGAGACGTTACACCTTTTCCTGCGATCTGCATTCCAAGCATTTTATCCGTGATCTGAGACTTGCTAAGTTCTTGCGTTGCTGCGCCAGACTTTTCTACGGTCTCTAGATTGGAAATCGAACGCCTGTCGTATGCAGGTTGAGATGCCATTTTTTCTACTTTATCGGACAGGCTCTTAATCAGCGAGTCTTTATCTTCCATAGCTTTCTTCAAAGGAGCTACTGCATCAGTAACAGCTTTCGTAAGAGCTTTTGCAAGATCTTCTTGAGCAGGTTGAGCTTTGGTAATTTGCTCTTCTTTTTGTTCTTCTTCACGCCAAGCTTTAATCAGTTCAAGCTCTTCTTCATCAAGAACGTCAGCAAGTTCAGAAATGGATTTTTTCATCCCTTTCTTAGCTTTTTTAGCTTCTTCTTGCTCTTCTTCTTTGCTTTCGTCTTTTTCTTTAGACTCGGCTTCAGCAGCAGCTGCCTTCTTAGCTTCTTCTGCTTTTTGTTCTTCTTCTTTGCTTTCGTCTTTTTCTTTAGACTCGGCTTCAGCAGCAGCTGCCTTCTTAGCTTCTTCTGCTTTTTGTTCTTCCGTCATAGGAGATCCGGAATGAATCTTGTCTTGACCGCCATTAGCTTCTGCATTTTCAGGCATAGCTTTGGTCATGATGCCATTGACAATTTCTTCAACGGATTTTTTAAGTTGTTCTTCAGTCACGGTTATTCTCCTTTAGGTTCCAAACGATCAATAAAACTCTCAAGTACCCACTCAGCTAGTTCCATAGGATCATGCTGAGGGTGCGCTTTTCTAACACTGTCTAGAATTGATTTTATCATTAATTTTTTTGATTTTTTTGGTTTAGTGTTCCAGGTCACAGACTTAACCTTACAATCAAGATCTTCTTTGCTCATTGCTTCTCCGTTTGCACGAGCTTCGGGAGCTTTGGCAGAGCCGATACCTGCTGAAAGCGCTTTCTGCGCTACTTCAACCAGGCTCTCAAGATCAGACTTTTTAATACTGATCATTTCTTCAGTAGATTCAGGTACTTCTACAGTTTCTTCAGGAGCATTTAAACTCTTGACAAGTTCTGCAAAAGTATGAGGATTAACAGGATCAAGAGTAAGAGCAACTTTCTCAATGCGTGCCTTTTTAATCTGTTTAGAGTCCATAGGATCTCTAGACATAATTTTACCTTCTACAGACAAATGTACCCGGGTAGCTGCTCCCTTTTTGAGGGATTTGAGGATGTTGTGAAAGGCTTTTGCTCTTTCTTGGTGCTTGAAAAGATACCCTTCAACCATCAGTACTTTTTTGCCGTCTTGTTCTACAAACTCTGCGTCTTCGATTTGACCAAGTACATTTTCGGGACCTTTAAGATGGTCATAATTAAATAGGCCACGTCCTGCTTTAAGAACGGAAATGTCAAGACCGTTTTGGTCAATAGACTCTCCTTGGAGGTCTTGATCTGGAGTTGAGGCTACGCCTCTGATCTTCCAAGCTTCATCTTCTCCTTCAGCTTTAATAAGCTCAACGGGAACATGAAATAGAAAAGACTTATCTTTCACGTAATTACCTTTCGTGCAAAATCTATACCTACTAGTAGTATAAACCAGTAATTTACGAGTTTTTGTTTATTTTTAGCTATTTATAGATTTAAGCTTCTTTGACAGTTTTTTGTAAGCTCTCTTCTCAAGAGTAGTTATAGAAGAGATGGTCAAATTAAGCAGTTTTGAAATTTCTATAAGGGTGTGCGGTCTAGTGTTGTGTTTCATGTAAGAATGAAAACAATTGTGATAAGTAGGCGAGTTTATCCACCAATCGTGTTCTTCTGTTAAAGTTTGCTGATCTTCAGTGCTTCCGCACTTACAACCGGCAAAATGAGGATACTTGTTCATGTCTATTAGTTTAACAGTTTTGCATAAGTAATCAACCCCTAGCAAGTAGATATTAAGAATACAACTAGTTATATTGTAAGTTAATAAATACAATAAGTTATACAAAATCGCTTGCGATGTTGATTTTTTGAAAACCTCATGGTAAGCTTAGAACCAAGAGTTCGCTCTTATGCCAACTTACTTGAACGGAAGAACCGTACAGTATAAGCCCTCTAGGGCGTTTGAACAATCATAAGGTTCGCTAACGCTTAGCTAGATGGGACATCTCTATTCTAAATAAATTTAGAAAGTAACTTTTAATTAAAATTTCTGTTTAATTTAGGCTAGTTATATCTTATAACTATCATATAAACTAAATAACGTTTTTTAAAAACTTCCAAACTAAAATTTTCAGTTGACAATCTTAAAACTAAAAGCTACATTCAGTGGGTATCTCCTGGTGGGATACCGCAGGAGCCTTGTGCTGATAAAGACCCTTCCCTCCCCCCTTTCTAGGTACAGGGCTCCTGCTTTTTTATTATGGTGATATTTTATAATCTGCTGATTGAAAAAATCGAAGACAAGCAAGCAACTGCAATGCTTGAACTTTGTGAAGAGGATGCCAATAAAGTTTTCCTTCGCACCGAAAAGCTTTTAAATAAACTTTATGCGTGGAGAGCAAAAGAGTTTATAACTCCGCCTCCTCCCTCAATTAATGAGATTGTATGATTGTTTGGTCAAACGGAGTGCTTGGCAGTCCCTCTCAACTATCCAGCCTTAACTTCTCACTTCAATATGCCAGCGGAGTTTGCTGGGAAGGCCTTAGAAGCTATAAACAAGCTGATGGTACTTGTAAGATTTTTAAACTCCACCAGCACATCACCCGCCTATTTGATTCGGCTAAAATACTAGGCATTCAAATTCCATTTGCTCAAAATGTTATTGAGCAGGCGTGCGTGACTTTAATAGAAGCTAACGGAAACGAGGATCTTTACCTTCGTCCGGTAGTTTTTCTAAAAAACGATGGAAAAAGCATGAAACTTGATAACCCGGAAGTTTCTGTGGAAATTTACGCATATCCGGCTCCTGTTCAGTCTAAAGAACTTAAAATGAGCATTTCAAACATCATTCGAGGGTATCCTCAATACAACATGCAATGTAAGTGCTCTCCTAATTACTCCATGTTGGAGATGGCTAAGCAAGAAATTCTTGCTAAGAACGTAGACGATGTGTTTTTAGTGGACAACCTTGGATATATCACTGAAGCTAGGGTGGCGAACGTGTGGGTATTCAAGGGCGATGTCGCTATGACCCCTCCCAACAATGGAAGTATTTTGCCAGGAGTTACAAGAAAATGCTTGGCAGAACTCTTGCAATCAGATACGATGTTTTCTAGGTATCAGGTAGCGCCGATTGTTGTTGAAAAGCAAATAACTAAAGCGGACCTATATACAGCGGATTGTGTGATTCTTTGTGGTACTTACATGGAAATTGCTAACGTAGTTCAAATTGACGGTAGGCAGATAGGTAATAAAGACTCACATAAATACTATCGAATTCTAAAGACGGAATTTGCAAAACTTACAAGAGGTATTTTTAAAGATGATCAAAGATCTAACAGTTGAATACTCCACTGGAAAAGTTAAATGTACTAAAGCAAACATGGTTCTAGCTGAACTTACGGATATGATTGAGTTGGAATATTGGGAAGATAGGCTTAATGCCATGAAAGTTCCTTTTGTAGTAGCTTATAAGAAAAAAGACTCCAAAGTGCATTACTTCATGTTTGCCGAAGTTCACAAACCAGGCAGCCCTTTTAAGGCATAAATGAGCTTTTTACAACGGCTTCTTTTGAAGCTATTAGACTATAAAGATCTGACTCAATGGTTCTTTTTGAAGCTGTTACGGGACTTTGATTGGGCAAGGTTTGTTCACAAAGAAGACTATAGTTGGAGCTTTTCTACTTCTTATAAGTTTCTAGAAAAGAAGCTTTTAGAGATTCAAACTCAGGTAAATGATCCAGAGTCAAACTACTACCATCAAGTAGGAGAAAACTGGATTAAAGCTATTAGGGTTAGTCTAAAGCTTTTAAAAAGAATTAATACAAATTTTTATTATGACCGTTGTCACGAAAGACACCACTTAAAGTGGGGGTTTTTAGAGATGTCCCTAGAGTCAGTTCCCGGCAAACCTTATGGATCGCTACGCTTTAAATACTCCAAAGCGGAATCTGAAGAGCACTCAAAAATTGGAACAGAAGAGTACTATCAGAATGTGATGGAAGCCAGCACTAAGTTTGTTAAAAGAGATCGAGAGCTTTTGTTTAAAATCATCAATAAATATCAAGATTATTGGGAGCTGTAATGAAAAAAGAAGAAAAAGAGCTACTACGGCATTTAGCTGCAGTAGGCAGGGTTGCTATGCTCGGAGCAGCTCTTACTGCTGCTAGTTTTATCGTGATTAATTTAAGTACCGCTTGTTTTGACTATTTAAGTGAAACTTCAAACCCTCTGCTATCAAATCCAAATATCAAATATGCACATATTGCTTCCACAATTCTGGTTTATTTAGGCTACACTCGTCCAGCAATTACCAAACTTTTAATTGATAAATATTCCAATAAAAATACTTGACTGACTTGATTCTATTTAGTACGCTATTTGTACGAGGGAATAATGCCAAATAATCTAGACGATAAAATTGCTCAGCTTTGGAAAGACGTTAAGTATCTTCATGATGAAGATGCTCGTAAGCAAATTAAAGCGCTTATTTTGCGAGAAATTCAGTTTTTAGAAGCGTCTCATATAGTCGAAGAGAGCGATGTAGCGCTTACTCACGGAGCCGCTATTAAACGGTGGGGAGAGATCAATCTAGATGCTTTGGATATTGATCAAACTTATCAAAAAACCTGGCTTGTAATGGATGCTACGATCTCTCTACTTCGAAGTCGAGGTTTGATTCCTTTCGTGCTAGAACTTAAGAAAAAAAGATAAATCTTATGAAATCTTTAATTAAAAATAAAGAGTTCTTCATGCATTTAATGGAGTTTGTTAAAGATAACTTTAAAATATCTAAAATAAAAGCTAAAGCAAACTGTAAAGATCCGTTTGATTGGATCTGGGTAACAGAAGATGGAGAAGAATTGCTACTAGCAGAATATGCTACAGGACTTATATCTCAGACAATTTGTTCTATGTCCTTTATTCCAAAAAATTAAATGGCTATCTTTTTTACTAGCGATTCTCACTTCTCTCATAAAAACACCATGAAGTATTGTGGCCGTCCTTTTTGGACGACAGCACAGTGCGATGAGGCTATGATTGAGCGTTGGAACTCTGTAGTAGGTCCAGAAGATACTGTTTACCACTTGGGAGATGTTGCTATGCACACCTCCCCCATAGAACGAATTTTACCTCGGCTCAATGGTAAAAAGATCCTAATTGTAGGAAATCATGATCTAATGTTTGACTGGTTTATTAAAACCAGGGGGCAAAAGTTCGTGGACAAAATGAAAGATAAATATCTAAAAGCGGGATTTTCAAGCATTTACCCTGGCGGTAAAACATATACGTTTCCTGTGAAATCCGATACAGGAGCATTATTAGATTTTCTTGTCGCCAGACTTTCTCATTTTCCTACTAAGAATGTCACAGATAGTAGGTATGCTCAAAAACACGAAGCTCATCGTCCCATTGATGACGGGACTTTAAATATATGCGGACATGTACACACTTTGTTTCTAAAAAAAGGAAATAATATAAATGTAGGTGTTGATGTTTGGGATTTTTATCCAGTTAGTTTGGAAACTATTTACAGGTTTAGCAAGTGTTCTGGAAATCTCGAAAACCCCTATAAGCTGCGAATCGCTTTGTGGAAGATTTTCCACTATACTACCTGGAAAGTCAGAACCACAAAAGATTACTTGACTAAATTGGTTTTTTCTAGTAATATTTCATAATGGAAATCGTAAAAGTAACTACAAACTCTTTAGTTTCTACTTTTATTAAAAATTATCAATCACAAGCCACTCGAACGGCATACTCTAAAGATCTCTTTGATTTTTTTAAACATTTTGAAAATCGCTTCTCTCATCCAAAAGAGATCTCTATTGCCAGCTTTGTAGAATATAGAGACTCTTTAAAAGACAAAGGACTAGCTTCTGCTACTATTAATCGTAAGATTTCTTCAGTTAAGGCTTTGATGGATTGGTGCGTAGTTTATGGAGTTATCTCAGTAAACCCGGCAGCGAGCCTTAAACTGCCTTCGGTAGTTACTGAGAGCCCCACTAGCGCTTTTACTGACGAAGAAGTGTCCAAACTTTTGTCACTTCCGGACGGACAAACCTTCCACGGAAGCGTACACAGACTTGCACTATCACTTCTGTTTTATCTAGGACTTCGCCGTTCAGAACTTGTAAACATCCGAATGAAAGATTTTTATGAGGATCGAGGAGTTAAGGCCCTCAAAATTACTGGAAAAGGGGGAAAACTTAGAGTTCTTCCTATTTGCGAAGAACTTGAAAAAGAGCTTAAACTGTATGCGGATAAGTATTTGCAATTTACTGGAAAAGATCTTCATGCGCAAGACTTCCTCATTCAATCGGAAGCTTCTTACAAAAATGAAAAACCTATGAATACTTCTAGTATTTTTAAAATGCTCGATAAATACGCAAAACAAGCAGGGATTATTAAAAGAGTAAGCCCGCACTCTTGCAGAGCTACAGTCATTTCTCATTTACTAGAAAAGCAGCTCTCCCCGAGAGATGTGGCAGATTTTGCCGGACACTCCAACATTAATACTACGGTAGGTATTTATGACAAAAAGCGCCTTGGATTGGCTAATCATGCTGCGCACAAAGTAAGCTTTTCTAAATAACTAATAGTTGACAAACTCGTTTTAAAAGGATACTCTTTATTCATGAAACTTACATCTAAAGGTCGATATGCTTTACAAGCCGTGCTTGACATGATTAAGCACTCTAACGGACGAGCTGTAAAACTTAGCGATATTGCAGATAGGCAGCAAATTTCAGTTCAATATCTTGCGCAGCTTTTTAGAAAACTGCAAATTAAAGGGGTAATAGTAGCTCAGCGTGGACCCGGAGGGGGATATCTCTTAAAAGGATCTCCAGAAAAAGTTACAGCTGAACAAGTTCTAAAAGGTGTCGGAGAAGATATGGATTACAATCATACCGATATCAAAGAAGACGATACCGCAGAGAAAAAATCTCTTGCTAAATTTACTGAAAGTCTAGATCTAGCTATTGCAAAAACTTTGAGCATTTCTTTACAAGAGCTTTTGTAGCATGGAATTTCCTCTTAAACTTAAAAAAAACACAGACGACAAGCCTCCTAGCTCCTCTAAAGTTAAGATAACTTTTACCCATCTAGTAGAAGTTGCAAATCCAATGGGGACACTTAAGTCTAAATTCACTAACATTAAGCACGCCAAGAGCTTTGCTCGCAGACAAAAAGAAGTAGGGCTTAAAGTAAAACTTTTTGAAATCGTAAAAAAGAACAAGCTAGTGGAAGTTAAATTTAGATGAGCAATTCCGCTAAAATAAAAGCCGAACTTAAGGCGGTATTTTCAGAGCTTTTTCCTAAAAATCACAAGAATACTTTTGTTTTAAAGCGAATGGTTTCAGATCTAGACAAACTAGACTGTACCCTGAGTAAATCAAAAAAAGAGCTAGAGGATCAAAATAGACATGTTAAATTCCTTCTTAGCAAAATTTCAAACTTGGAAAAACGAATTGATCAGCTCAAATCTCAACTCAAAAAGAGAAGCTAAGATTCTCATCTTATTAAAAACGGAGCTGTACAAAAGAAGCGCAGTTCTTCATCTAATGAGTCCGGAGCTTACCCTAGAAAAAGCATCTATGATTGAAACTTGGGAACGAGAACAAAAACTAGAGTTTTATAAAGAAATGCTGACTTTGATCGAAGAGCTAGAAAAAAGAAATTGACAGGATTAATCTTATATAGTAGCTTTAGGTTATGAAAAAATTAGCGTTAACAACTCTTATTAGTTGTCAGGCTCTCGCAGGAGAAGCAGTTATTAAATATGGAGTTGGAGTAGGTAATTCTGCAAAAACCTCTAAATCAGAGGTTGTAATGGGATCTATGGCCTATCAACAGCCGTTCTATGGTCTGTTTGCACAGCAAGTAGAAGTGGGCGGGTGGGGAGATCGAAGAGCCGATATGGGACGCCAAAACTCTGTGTTTATGGGCTACTCTCTTGGACTAAATTTGAACATGGGATATCTAAATGCTCAAGCTTTTTGGGGAGTAGCGGGCATCACTAATCCAGATAGCTATCTGGGAGGTCCTTTTCAGTTTAATCATGATTTTGCTATCAATTTTATGGATAAACGAAAAGTAAAACTCGGAGTGGCGTACAAACACGTTTCTAGTGCAGGAATAGAAAAGCCTAATATTGGACGTGATTTTTTTATGATCCGAGTCGGATTACCCTGGTAAAGGAGATTTATGAGCGCCATTAAAATCAAATTAACCAGAGAAACCGTTACCTCTCCTACCGGCGAGATTCTTTACAGAATCA